TTGATAGGCGGACTTAATTTGAAACGACGAACTACGATTAACCTTTCTGATTTAAATGTTCGAAATCAGTCGAAACAAACTGACTCGAATAATCTCACTTTTGACGACGCGGTCAAACTGTTCATCTCAGACAGACAGTCGCGTAACCTTTCCGAAGATACCATCAAGTATTACAAGCAGAAACTATCACTATACAAACGGCGTTATTATGAGCAATACGGTAGCAATCCCCGTAGAGCGATTTTAAGGCGTCATATAGACGACTTTGTAACGTACCATACGATAACACTCGGAAACAAGTTATCGAGCGCACAGGCATGTCTACGTGCTTTAAAAGCCTATTGTACGTTTTTAGTTGCCGAAGGGCATGAAAAAGATAACCCGTTTGATGACTATACGTTACGTAAACCGAAAAATACGGTCATTAAAACGTTTAGTGTGGCGCAGATAGAACGTTTACTTGCCCAACCAAAACTAGATACGTTTACAGGTCTACGTGATTATACGATACTAATGACGCTACTTGATACAGGTATACGTATTCGGGAATTAGAATCGATTAACATAGATGATGTTCATTTGAACGAGAATTATATTTCGATATTTGGTAAGAATGGTAACTACCGTAATGTACCTGTCTCGGCACAACTCAAACGGGTATTACACCAATATATGAAAATACGGGGATATAGCGACGCAGAGGCGTTATTTATTTCGAGTTTAGATTCGAGGTTTCTACGTCGATCAATACAAGACCGAATTACCATGTACGGTAAAATGGCGAACATACAAGACGTAAGATGCAGCCCACATACATTTCGTCATACATTCGCAAAAATGTACATAAAAAACGGGGGAAACATTTTCGTCCTTCAAGATATACTCGGGCATTCTACACTAGAAATGGTACGAGAATATGTTCGATTGTTCAGTAACGATTTATATAACGACCATAAACGTCATAACCCGTTAGGAACAATCTATAAAAATTAATACGATAGAAAAGGCGATTTGACAACGTTTGTCAGTCGTCTTTTTATTTTGTCGAAATTTATTTTACGAAAAAGTGTCCGTTGAGAGTATGTTAACGGTATTAGTTATTAGAAAGCACAATAAGGAGGTAAAGCGATGGAAGAACGAAAGCCGTTCGTGATGTTGCCTAAATCGTTAGTTAAGGACGAACATATTAAGGCTGCTACAATCGGCGTATATGCTGCGATTGCGGTATGTTGTCACGATCAGTACAAACTTGGTGCGCCTTCGAGAGCAACTATCGCAAAAATGTGCGGCATGAATAACAACACACTCGGCAAACATTTGAAGGTGTTAGTCGATAGAGGGTACATCGAAATAACGCACAGATTCGATAGGAAGGGCGGAGGCAAAACATCTAATCAATACAAGCTATTGAATGTGTAGTGTATCAATTTAGTTATATACCTATGTATCTATTTTGACATTAGGTATGTATCGCATCTGATATATAATTAATAATAATACCGATTAAGAATAATACCTAATTAATACAGTACATACGTACTAACGTACGTAGGAGAGTTTTTCTTTGAAAAACACTCCATGCGCTAGCATGAATATTATTGATTAAGTAAAGGAATTATCGGAGTAATAAAGGAATAACGGTGTATTACATTAAACGGAATATAAACGGAACTAATACAACGAAGTAATAGTAATGACTATAACTACGGTGTACTAGAAGAAAGGACTGAATTATAAATGGCGGCAAAACAATTTGATGAAATCGAAGTTAGCGAATGGAACGTTAATCACTTTTTCGGCTATATGAATAAATTAACGGAAGATAAATTCGGAGTAGGATATGCACCAATGCGTTCATGGAATTTCGAACGTGGATTAATCGGAGGTATTATCGGTACAAAAAAGAAAGTCGGTACACACGACAAAGAACTCGTAAAAGCATTTATCGATTTAACATTTTCGGAGTATAAAGCGAGTGCACAATACCCAGCACCAACGTTCGGTTTCGTATGGACGTATAGACAAGGCGACTTGCAACGCGTCCAGTTAACGATACGTAATCAACAATTAACGGAACAGGCTAGCGAAGAAGTAAAATCGGATAGCATTGACGATTGGTTATTGTCATAGGTCGTATGAATAAAAGGAGGTATTTGATTGGCTAAATTCGAAGTTGAAGTCGAGTCGACTGTGAAGATAAATACGATAATAGAAATCGAGGCTATGAACGAGTGTGAAGTTGAATTAATTGTCGATCAGTTAGCGCGTAATTATCCGGATCAATTAACGGAGTTGCTCGAACTTCCGATTGATGATTACGAGATTAAAAGTATTGGCGACATTCAAGACCGTTACTACGGTAATGGAATACGGTTATAGGAGGTTTAACGATGTGGCAAATAACGAAAATAACTATGGAGATAGACCGTAATAGGAAATCAGATGGTACATACGGCGTTTATTATAAAGTGGTTATAGCTAGATTGACTAAACCATTTAAAACACGAGTTAAGAGAGTATCAGAAGAAGTGTTTACCGAAAGAGAGTTTTATATCGGACGAATATTAGACTTATAGGAGGACTAAAGAGGAAGGGCGGATGGAGTAGATGGAAGGTAGTAAAGACCAAGTAGAGTTACTGATGATGTATGAAGAAATTAAAAAAGAACGTGATGAACTTAGCAAGAATCTAGAAAAAGAATGCAATGACAATTATAAGTTAGAAGGTCAATTGCATGATATGACCAAACAACATGACTCGCTTATCAAAGATGTGGGTAAGTTGCGGGAAGAACTTAGAATGCATGTTCAGTGTAATGATGAATTAGGACGAGTAATTAAGTTGAAAGAACAAGCAATCAGTGGATTAAGATTTGAGAATGATTCTCTTCGATTACAAGCCGATGAATATTTTGAGTCTTGGCAAAACGAATTAGAACAGCGTACAGAACTATCGAATAGATGGTCGAAATTAGATGATTACGTAAAGGAACGCCGAGAAGTTAATCCGGCAAGCATACAGTATATAAAAATCGAGGGTATGATCCGCGAATTGGAGAAAGATAAGTAACTATTTTATAAATTCTATGTTTAAATATAATAATAAGCAGTTTACATTGTATCACTATCGACGAGTTTGCGATAAAGATGATAGAAACTAAGTATACATGAACTAAAATAATAATTAAATAAAGGAGGTTAGCGAAATGAGTAATAATGGTAATAAATATACTCGTTTCCCTATGGATAGTAGTAATATTAGCATATATAAACAAAGTTCACAAAACAGTTATAACCCATTAAGAGACTTAGCTAAAGCATCTACTGTACTATCTGAAAGTATGAGAAAAATCAGATTAGAAGTTACTGAACCTATGAGAAAAGTATTAGATAGATTTAATGAAAATTGGCATGAGATGCTGAAAGGAATTAGAGAAATAGAAGTGGTAATAGAGGCATTTTTAAAATATGATATACCTCCGCACCACAAATTCAAAATAACTTTATTCTCTTTTATAATACACAGTTATCGGGAAGGAAAACCTAAAGAAGTAGTGGAACACGCTGTAATGAATGCGTTTTATAGTTACATTTACCCCAATTTATTGAAAGAGTGGAGACAAAATCAAGCTGTTAAGTCTAGAATTGAGTTATTGACATTATCTTTAGAAGGATTTAAAGATGGGTATTACGGGTTAGTAGTTCCTACTTTAATTGCGCAAATCGAAGGAGTTCTACTTGAAAAAATATCTGTTAAAAATTTCACAACATGTCAGCTAAGAGAAATAATTAGAAGTATTTTTAATGGAGTAGGAGTAGTTAATACTGATAAAACTCTATCAAAATTTTATTGTGATAAGATAGTAGGGAATAAAGGACCCTCATCTGTTCAGAGACACGGTATCTTACATGGTTCGTTATACAATTACCATAATGAAATGGACGCAATTAAGGCAATATTAATATTCGATACTATAATAAGTCGAGTAAATGATGTTGATTCTAAAAGTATGAAAATAATATATAGTAATACTCAAAATAAAGGGCGTAAATCTAAAAAGAAGTAGTAGAGATATATTCTCTACGTATTTATAAACGGAATTTAAACGGTTTATGATGTTTAGAAATATTGGGGAGGAATAAATAAATTTCGCAGATGGCGAATAGAAGTGGAGGTACATTAAATGATTGAAAATACAGGAGAACTAGGGAAAGTACGGCGTGAAATTACTGATAATTACTTACGAGAAATGTGGGAAGAAAAGATTGAGCCGAAGATTCAGAAAAAAGTAGCTAAAGGGAAGTCGAAATTAGATATTAAGGGTTTTTATTCGCGACATTCTACTGAACAGTTAGCCAATATAGGTAGAGAATTAGGATATGAAGTGAAAATGTATCAAGGAATTTTAAAAGTAGGAATAATAATTTTTTGGTAGGAGGACGGGTAGATGATATACAAATATGAAGATTTACTTAAAGATGAGGTATCCGACTTAAACTCGGAAATGTTTCCGGACAAAGAAGTCGAAAGTATTCAAAAGGAATTAAGCATCGTCTATCACAAAGCGAGAGCGTTAGACGATGTCGTTACAATCGTCGAAGATAAAGAAGATTATTACAGTAACGAATTTATTGAAACGGTGGAAAGTGCCGTCGATAGTTTTCTAAGTATCACGGTAGAAGAAACTTTAGCCGAGATCAATCGAATGGTCAGAGCGTATGAAAAGAACGATTTGGACGATTACTGGTTAGCAAACGGTGTTAGCAGAGTAATACGCCGATATTATATACAAGAGGTGCTAGATTATGAACCGCAAGCATAAGTTCGTCAAACCGACGTACAAAGTAAACGGAATCGAACATACGCATCCAATCGAGCGTTTAGAGTTTTACGATGAACCCGAAAATAAATTCGAAGAACTAGGAATTAACTTCGTTAAAGCTGGCGCTAATTTAGGAGAGGCATTAGCGCATATATTGCCCGAGTTCGACAAGAATCAACGGAAGATAAAGGAGGCGTTCAAACGATGCGTAATCTAATTATCGCAACAGTCATTACGACAACACTGTTAATCGGTATTGTTATCGACGTGTTACGATCAGCGAATGTGCAAGACGAAGTTGATCCACCGTGTGATTATGAACAGTAGCAAACGGAATTTACACGGATATGCAGAATATTAACGGGTATATAATAATGGAGGGAAACGAATGGAACAGACAAACGAAATGAATTGTCCGTTAGCAAGCGTATGTAAGCAAGCGGGAAAACTACCTCAATGTACGGCATCATGTACACCGTTTATTGCAGTAGAGCGTCGATATTCAACGACGGGCTTGCCTTCGGAGTACAGACATCTAACGCTAGATAATTCGCCAGCTAAAGAAGAACAGTCGGTTATATATGAACGATTAGATACGTATGTAAAGTCGTTTGCTATGGATGATGTAACGATAAAGAACTTATATCTATTATCGGAGTCTCCGGGTACAGGTAAGACGACTACGGCATCGGCATTGATTAACGAATATATCAAACGTCGATTCATGTACTACGTGAAGAAGAAAGCCGAAATACCACAGGAATTAGCCGCGTTCCTAGACTTAACGGAATGGCAGAATAAATATAACCTAGCGACTATGACGAAAGACGAGACAGCGCTAGAAGAAATCAAAGACGATATTATCAGATATTCCGAGATAGAGTTTCTTGTATTAGATGATATCGGCGTACGATCAGCAACGGAGGCTTTTCGAGGTTATGTACATACTATAATCAATAAACGTATTACAAACGCCAAGCCTACCGTGTTTACAAGTAACGTACCTATGACGGAGTTAAGCACCATATTCGATTCACGTTTATACGATAGAGTACGAGACCAATGTATTACAATGCCGTTCGATGGAACGAGTAAGAGGGGGCGCAGATAATGGCGAACAATTTCGGATCAATGATTTTATCGAAAGCATTAGACGTAGAGTCTATTAGCGAATTAAGAAAGCAAGGTATTGACGAGAACTCGTTCGTATCTCGTGGAGACAAAGCTGTGTATAAATTTATCGAGGAGTATGCCGAACATAATCAAGATAAAGTTCCGTCGTATGCTACCGTAGTAGATAAATTTGGAGATATATTTACGTATGTTCCCGGTGTTATTGAACCGTTCGAATACCTAGCACGCGAGGTTAAGAATCGTAAGGCACAACTCGAATTCAAAGAAGTTATCGACGGTTTACAGGACGGTTTCGACAAAGGTAAACACGACATGTCAGAATATCTTTTACACTTGACAAAAGAGTTAGATATGATTAATAATAGAACAATACACGAACACACGTTCGGTACTAATATGAAACATGATGTTAGCCGATTTAAGTCCGAGTACCTAAAACGAAAGGCTGGGGAGTCTGTTAAGGTATGGGATAGTTCGTTTGATTACATCAATAAGGAAGTCGGTGGCTGGGAAAGCGGAAGTGTTTACGTATTCTACGCACGAAGCGGTAGAGGTAAGTCAGTAATCACTACGTATGACGCTGTTCATTTAGCACGACAAGGGGCGAACGTCCTATTATGGACGCTTGAAATGTCGGCTTATGAAGTTCTTACACGTATGTATACGTTTATGTCGGCAATGGACGGTAAGACTATTTATACCGATTCAGAAACACGACAACAGTACGATAGCGGATATCGTGCAGATTTAATACGACATGGCGCATTGGATGAAGAAATGGAACGGGACTTTATGCGCATGTTAGACGAGTTAAACTCGACAATGGAAGGTAATATCTTTATTCGTTCGGTGGATGATGACGACTTTTACGACCGTAGCTTAAAGCAAGTAGCAACCGATATTGATGCAGTGAACGCAGACGTAGTTGTACTTGACCCGTTCTATTATCTCGACTATGAAACGAACAAGAGTAAAACGGCTGGAGGCGACGCTGCTGAAACGAGTAAGAAATTACGTAGATTAGCTGGTCAAAAGGAAGTAGCTGTGTTTGCAATTACGCAAGCCGAAGAAGACGATAAAGAACAAGAGAAGGAAGAAATACGCGCGCTTAAACTACCGAAAAGACGTGAAGTAAAAAAGACTAAGTCGCTACTCGAAGACGCTAGTGTGTTAATCACGTTAGATACTGACTACAAACAGAAGGCTGGTATTATAGGTATCAACAAAGGTCGTAACGGCGGAGAAGGTACAACGAAAGAAATCATCTACATACCAAGTGTTGGTATCGTTAGAGAGGCGACAATTGACGAAAACATGTTTGACGAATTTTAACAACGGAGGGTTATTATGGCGCAGATAAAAGTTGACGGCAGATACATTGACGTAAGTTTACTCGAAGAACTTGAACCCTACGAGTTACTTAACGCTAAACGATCGGGAGATAAGATAGTGGCGAGTTCGCCCTTTAGGGACGATTCGTCGCCGTCATTCTTTATTAACGTTGGCGATAACGAATACGCTGGAACGTGGGGAGATTCGGGCGCTAGTGACGAATACTGGTCGAAAGGTAATCTCGTCAAGATACTATCGTTCTTTAGGAACGAGACTTACGAAGAAACAGTCGACTATCTACTATCGAAGTATGATTACGAGTATGTAGATACGAGTATCAAAATCGAAGTATTACCGTTAGATCTAAGACAAGGTAATATCGAAGTACCGAGCAGTCGGTACAAAGGAAAGCCGTTAGACCAGTCGTATTTGATAAGTCGTGGCATACATCCGAAAGTAATCGAAATGAACGAAGTCTTTGATAACGGTAACAGTGTCGGAATCATATGGCGAGACACAAATGGCAAGGTAGCGAATATTAAGTACCGAATGAAAGAAGATAAAACATTTTGGTATGAACGTGGGGCTACACCGATAAATAGGTTAGTATATGGCTTAAATCACGTAATCGATCGTGGTATCAAACGTATTGTTGTCTGCGAGGCTGAAATCGACGCAATGACGTGGCAGTCGGCTGGTATTTTCGGAGTTGCCGTTGGAGGGGCTAGTTTAAACGATTACCAAGCCGATTTGATTGTCGCTAGTGGTGTCGAAGAAGTAATACTTGGCGGGGACTTCGATGAAAGTGGCGCTCGATTTAATCGCATAGTAGAGAATAAATTACGTAATAAAATACCTACAATTAAAAATATTCGAAATAATTTTAATAACCAATTTAAAGATGCTAATGAACTTGGTATAATTAGATTGGGGTATATCGATTTTATTGACGTACCCATCACTAGAGCATTAAAAATATAGAGGGGTGTTCGTATGTACAAGAAACTACTACCGATAAGTATAGCAGCGAGTATACTACTGACAGGATGCGGATCATCAGAAGATAAGACGGCTAATGATAAATCGGAAACAACTGAAAGTACAACAGTTGAAACGGGGAAGAAAGCTGAAAGTCAAATGTCTATCGAGAAGGCAGCCGTAGAATTATCGTATGCTATCGAAGACTATAAACTTCAATATCCGGATGAACATGATGATTTATTAGCTTATAAAGAGCAAGTAGCGAAGTTAAGACCGTATGTAGATGCGTTAATGGAATCGAAACCAAAAAACGACGATGAAAAAGCTTTTGTAGACGAGTCATCAATCTACACTAGGGATGGTTTTATGGAAACGTTGGACGAGTTCGTTATGATGGCGGAAAGTCAATCGACAAAAAGCGTGTTGGAGTATTTCGATAAACACAAAGCGGATGATACGCATAACGTAAAGGATGTTTTATGGAATACTGTAGAGGCAACGGAGTATACGTTCGGAGATATTAAGCATTAAAAAAAAGACGGAGATAGAATTCCGTCTAATCTAATTTTTGAATATATCATTGTATCTACTTATAAGGTCTTCTAGGTAGGCATTATCATCATCTGTTTTATTTGAATCGGAAATAAGATTACTTATTGAGTTAATAGCCTTTTGTTTCTTATCAAGTAATTGTATAGCCTCATAGCAAATACGTCCCTGTTTTTGCATTTCATTTAAAAAGTATGAACGGTCATAATCTAAATTACTAGCACCTACTAAATAATCTATAGATACTCCAAGTTCAAGAGATACATCAATTAAAGTATTAATGCTTATGTTACCGCCATTTTTAAAATTTCTAAGAGTTTTCTCGTTAACACCTACAGTTTCAGCTAGACTTTTAAAACTATGATTTTTGTTTTTCATAATGAATTCAAAGCGATTTCTGCGTTCTTCGATATAATCCGGCAAAATATTACCTCCCGTTTTTTAAATAATGCTTGCAACGGTAAAATAATTACGTTACAATAAGATTTGTCTTTAGATAAGAAATATATTTAAAAGTTTTTTAAGAAAAAGTGTCCGTTTTAAAATATTTAAGGTATTAGTATATAGGAGGTCATAATATTGACAGAAAAAATCAAATCAGAACTAATAAGTTACATAGCTAGAATGGGTGTTACTGATCGGGCTGCATGCGAAACAATCGCTCATGATGTGTTACTCGATAAAAAAGCAATAGGTTTTGAAAAACGTAATGCAAAATATAGAGTATTGAAATACTTTGATTCCGATAGAAATTATAAATCTAGCATTACAGGTAGTGATAAAAATATTAAGATATATTTACATGAGCCGATAAGTGATAGTGAAGAGTGCGGCAACATTCTTGACAACACTCCGGCTGATACTTCTAATGAAGACAGAACCGCTAAGTTAATTGAACAACGGCAATTGATCAGAAAACTATTACGCGGTTCAGATGAAAGAACGACGGCAATCGTTCAAACATGGTTAAGTTTAGACCAACCAACATTTACTAAAGTTGCAGAAATGGTTGGTTCAAATAGAAAAACTGTTCAACGATGTATTTCACGTTTATCACGTAATTACAACGCTAATGAACACGGTTCTATTTACGATTATTTAAGTTACTAATTCACATGTATGTTGTTTTATAACATACCTATGTTATTCCAATGACATATATGTGTTGTAACTACAACTTTATTATAGCATGAAGTTACGAAAAATTCATTAAAAATTACTAAAATAAACGGAATTTCGAATAAATATTAACGAAAATTAAACGGGAATTAATAACGGAGGTACTAAAATGAGTAAAACGGAAGAATTTAACACCTTCGAGTCTTTGATAGACGAGAGGTACAGCGAAACTTTATATAACGGAACTTTCACGGAAGATGAAGACCCGATGGACTATATTGATATAAAGAAAGTGGGTGCTTTAATTGGCGGCTAAATACAACCTAACTAATCATGCATATCAACGATATACACAACGCGTTAAGAAATCATCCGAGGCGCAAGTATTAAACAGATTAACGCAATTATTAGAAACATGTACGGTATCAGAACCGGGTAATCAAGGATCGACTATTTACTACGCTAAAGGTTTAGCAATAGTATTGGCACCGGACAATTACACGATTGCTACTGTATACCCGAAAGATGCCGATGTTCTTAACAGTGACTTATTCGCAAGTATTATTGACGTTGTCAAAAGCGAAGTATTCAAGGAAGAACGACAGCTTAAAGCAGAGAAACGACGTTTGTTAATCGAAATGCACGAGGCTGAAATACGCAAGCTAAAGGTATTCAATCCGGACACACAATCGATTATCCAACGAAAGATTGATGCTATTAGGGAAAACGTTACAAAGATTAACGATAGATTAGATCAAGCGAATGCGGTACGCCGTAAATTTAATATCGCATAATGAATGTCCGACTTAATGTCGGTCGTTCAATCGGCTACATAATTTCGATAGTGTATTCGATTGAGCGCATAAGCGTTCAACAGTCGGTTTGGGTTATTCCGAAACTGACAAATATAAACTAGGAGGAATTTTTATTATGAGTAACTACGCATTAGGGGCAGACGCATTAAAGAGATTTAACGGAGGTACAACTGATAGTGCAGCGAGCAACAAGTTCGCTAAATTCAACAGTGGTTCGGAGTACACAGTTAAAGTATTAGGCACAGAAGATGTAATGGAGGCTAAAACGTACTCGCATTTTCAAAACCCGAAAATCTCAACATTCACGGCTAAGAACCCGTCAAGAATTTACAAAGAGGGCGACCAATTCGTTTATGAGAACCCGACAAGTTGGGATATCGTTTCTAAGGCGTTGTACGAACGATCAGCTAAGAAGTTTGACTCAGATCATCAACAGGCTGGTGCAGTTGCGCGTAAATCAAGATTCGCATTTGGTTTCTTCGACTTAGACGAGAACGAACCAATAGTTATTGATGTGACGGCTACACAAGCGCAAGTCTTGTACGAGTCAATCATGAAACATGCCGATAAATTAGAACAACGCATCTTCAAGCTATCTAAAACGGGCAAAGGTAAAGACACAAAAGTTTCGTTAGACGTAGTATTTCCGGGCGAAGAAACGGACAAGCAAGCTGAAAACGCATCTAATGCGCCGAAAGAGTTCGACAAGAAGAACTTCGAAGGACTTTACTTCGAGAAATCTGACGACGAAATGAAGAAGGACTTAATCGCAATCGGACATAACCTAGAGGACTTCGGAATCGTACCTCCTGTTGATAACGGTAACGACAATGATCCGACAAACAATTTCTAATGGGAGGCAATCGGAATGGCGAATTTTTCAAGTGCGAAAGGGATGGCGAGTGAGTTAATCGCACAAACCTTACTAATCGCTAAAGGGTATTCTGTACATGTGCCATTGGTAGCCGAACCATACGACTTCGTGGCGCATGAGAACGGTACTAAGAACTCGTTCAAGATACAGGTTAAAACACTCCGTATCAGAACAGATCGTGAGGATGCACTCGTAGTAAAAGCTACATCATCTAACGGAGAAAGATATAGTAAGCGTGATGTAGATTACGTGTTAGCGGTTAATGTCGATGAAGGTATTGGGTATTTAATCGAAAACTCCGAGCAAAAGGAGTATTGGGCGAAGGACTTCGAAACGGCTGCGTCCAAATGGGTGGAATTGCGATTAGGAGGCGACACGTATGGCGACTCAACAAGATCGTAGTATTATCGGCGGACTGTTCTTCGACGAAAACGGAGAGCAACGCCGTGTGTATTGTCTAGCTGGTAAGACGCATGTAATAGCGGAAAACGGAAGTATTCATTGTATTGAAGATATTGACGAAATCGTAATAACGGACGATAACGGCGATGAAATAATTATCGATAAATTAAAACGAAACGGGGACGAGTAAATGGCAATTACAGTAGAAGTAAACGGACAAAAAATCGTGTTTGATACAGTGGAAGAATTTAAAGCGTTTCAAATGGAGGAGACGGAAGAAACTGTCGAAGATATCGTGAGTGAGAGCGAACCAGTGTCGTATATTGACAAGATTGTAGGCGCTAAATATATCATTGCTAATAGCGGAACGCATTCGTTTAAAGAAGGAGAAGTGGTAACGCTTATACATGACGACTCAACAATTATGCCGTACTTTGAGAATGAGGAGGGTTATAGACAGTACGTTATGATGACTGACGTTAGATTACTTTTAGATTCTGTCGATACAAGCGAATACGTAAATCACGAAGATTTAAAAGTCGGCGATAGATTTACTTTCGAAAGTTTAGACGATAAGTTAACTTTTGATTTTACAACGGGTAAGGTATATACGGTAACGAAAGGACATCGTCCTAGAGTAGTTGTAGATGATCGTGGACACGAGTTGTTTGACCATAACTTCGATCTTTTCAACGGAATCAAACTCGATACTGATGATTCAGCGCCTAAACTCAAAGTCGGAGATACAGTACGTGTTCTTGACGATATAAGTGACGCCGGATATTATCATTCGTTTAATAAAGGAGACGTAGGAGTTATTGTTGAGACACCACCAAACACTATTTCGAACAATCGATACGAAGTTGACGTCGACGGGAGACTCCAATACTTGAAACCGGAGTCATTACAGTTAGTAACGAAAACTGGTCCGAAGTTCAAAGTCGGAGATCGCGTAGTTATTATGGAAGATGCTGACGACGCTGGATACTACCACTGTTTCGATGAAGGCGATATAGGTAAGATAACTTTCGTTTTTGACGATGACGAGTTAGATTGTGGCGACATTAACTACGAAGTAGCAGTCGACCACCAATTCATTAGTCAAACAATGTCACAAAAGTCACTGGAGTTAGCGTCAACTGTCGAAGATGACGTCGATATGCCAACGGAAGAAACAGTCGAATTTAAAGTCGGAGACATTGACGTAATTACAGGCAACACTAATTATAGCGACAATAACATCGGAGACATCGGTATTATCAACGAAATCGATGACGACGAAACTGCTATCGTAATTGTAGACAACGCTGATCGTAATAGCAGTTGTTGTTGGACGGAGTTTGACGAAATGAGACATGCAGCAGACCGTGAGAAGGTCGCGTTGATTGTAGCGAATGATCTTGGTAGAGTTCCGAGTAACATCGATATGTATGTCGACTCTTTAATCGATGATACTTACGAAGTTGTAGAAGGCGCTTATTATGTCGTTAAGGAAGAACGAGAACACCTTAAGGCTGGCGAGATTGTGCGTTTAGTTCGAGACGATAAGGACGAAGTACCGGCAGTTGAAAAAGAAGATGGCACTGAACGCTATACATTAGAAAGCAACTTAGTACGATTGAGAAACACGAAGTTTACAAAAGATGCTGACGAAAAGTCTTATGGCGGCGCTAAAGTCGGAGACACTATCCGAATCACAGACGCGTCGGGACACAACTTCGCTAAAGGCTCGGAAGTAACTGTAACGAGATTGATACACGGCGTTGTTGAGGCGACAAGAGAGGGCGACGGTTTGACGCAAGGTTTACGTCCTAGCCAATTCGAGATTGTCGGAGAAAGTAAAGACGAACTTGATTTAACTGGCTATTATGAGATTGACGAGAAGTCGTTGACTGACGGAGATTTCATCATATTTACCAAGAATACGTACGTCAGCAGTCGTGAGTTTGTTACTGGCAAATTGTACAAGGTGGAAGATCGTTATTATGAAGATGAGAATGGTCAAAGACGTGGTATTGGTTCACTCGGACATGAAAGAACGGTCGACGTTATGGAGTTCTACCGTAAGAAGTCGGTATTGTTCGACGAGTTAGAGAACGGCGATATCGTGTATGTTAAGGAAGAAATCGTTGATTATTCCGGAGACAAAGCTGAAAAAGAATTACTGGCGGAAATAGCAGTTGTAGGAAATACGAAAGCAGTAGAAATCGGTTCGACTCCTGTTATAATCACAGAGAATGACGCCGATAAACTAGAACTTGTGTGTAAGGCGAATCACAGAACGGATATTTAAACGGAATTAAAACGGAGGGTTAGCGAATGATGAATGTCAGATTAAACATCGACAGTGATAAGCAATCGACGCTATCTACCGCAATTGAACGACGTAAGCAAGCGGGCGTTGGCGAGACAATCGCTGACGCTTTCGCTCGTATTTACGGTATGAAAAATACCGAACCCGACTTACGTAAGATTAAAGCGGTAGAACAAGCGTTAAATAACGGAGAAATTGGACGAGAACAGGCTGCCGTCGATAAAGGTAAGAAGTTATCAAAAGCGGAAGTCCTTCGATTATATCAAGCCGTTAAAGAGGCGGAAAACAAACGCATTCTAGCCGATATGGTTGAAAATATGCCGAGCAATTACAACTTGGTATTGACCGAGCAAGAGTTAGACGAAATGATAGAAACGCTAATGCAAGAAGATATTATCGTGTTTGACGTTGAATCGACAGGAACAGACGTATGGTCGGACTTAATCGTAGGACATGTGTTATCGGCTACAAGAACGGATCAACATTACTATGTACCAACGAGACACAAGACCGATATTGAGCAGTTAGACCACGATTATGTAACGACAAGATTAAAGCCAGTATATGAACGTGAAGATGTTTTATATATTGCTCACAACGCATCATTCGATATTCACATGTTAGATCGTGATGGCATCAAACTGAAAGGACGTTTATGGGACACGATGGAGGCAATGAGGCTATTAAACGAAAATGAAATGACATACGCATTAAAGCCGTTAGTGTCAAAGTTCCTTAATATACCGTCATACAAGTATGATGATTTGTTTGGAAAGATTGGTTTCGGAGAGGTAAGCGACCTACAAGTAGCGTTGAGTTACGCAGCTAAAGATGGCGACATTACCTTTAAGCTATATGAGTTCGAACGTAAGCATTTATCGAAGTTTCCATCGATATTGAAATATTGCGAAGAAGTGGAAATGCCTTTGATTAAAGTCGTGGTCGAAATGGAAAAGACGGGCTTTGTAATCGATACAGACTTCGCTGAACAATACGGACAGGAGATATCGAAAGAGATTGACGACTTACACAAGAAGATACTCGACGAACTTACACCCACATGGTTAGATATTCGCGATGATGTATCGAAAGAATTAAACATCAACAGTTCCGTTCAGTTAAAGAATACGCTATCGAGATATGTCGGTAAGGAATTGCCGAACACTGACGCAAAGAAAACGTTGAAACCATTAGCGAAAGATTGGGTGGTTGTCGATCAGCTATTGCGCTATAAGGAACTCGTTAAATTGTATTCGACGTATATAACGAAGTTACCGTTACAGATTACAGATTACGACGGAAAGTTACATGCGACATTTAATCAGAACGGTGCAAAGACCGGTAGGTTTAGTTCGGGTGGTAACGGAATTAATCTACAAAATCAGCCCGCAGAGGCGCGCAAGCTATTCGTAGCACCCGAAGGTAAAGTTATTATTGGCGCTGATTTCTCCGCACAAGAAATACGATGTGTGGCGTACTTATCGCAAGAACCCGTGTTAATCAATGCGTTTAAAGAAGGTAAGGATCCATACGCAATGATGGCTAGTAACTTCTACGGTAAACCTTACGAAGAAGTATACAAGAACGAGGACGGTTCCGATACAAAAGAGCGTAAACAAATGAAAGTTGTTTGGCTTGCTACTTTATACGGAATGAGTAACGTATCATTAGCCGAAATGTTAGGCGTTAAGAAACAGGAGGCAACGAAGTTACAAGACGATTTATTCGAAAGTATGCCGAAGTTACAAGCGTGGATAACACACGCTAAAGAGTTCGTACAAAGAAACGGTTTTGTGTGGCTCGACAAAGACCAACGTAAGAGAAGATTACCGGAGGCTAAAATGCGTAAGTACGGTATACCATACGGCAAGTACAACGATCCAGCGTACGAGAAAGAGCGTAAGCATAATTCGTTAGTAAGCAAAGCGTTAAGACAAGCGCCAAATGCTTGCGTACAAGGCGCGTCAGCTATTCAATCGAAAGTAACGTTGATTAAATTACAAGAATTATGCGAAAAGCACGAAGGGTGGCGTTTGTGGTGTACAGTGCATGACGAACATCTACTCGAAGTACCCGATACAATCACGCGTGAAGAAACGAAGGACATAGAGCGTGTAATGGTAGAGTCGTACAAGTGGGGCGATAACGTCGCTAACAAGACCGACTTAGAGATCATGCGTGTATGGGGCGAAGGTATGACACCGGAAGACTGGTTCGCACAAAAAGATTAAATTAAATCGATTTTAAGTGTCCGCAAAGACCATGTGAACGGTATTAGTAAGTAGGAGTTGTTAATATCCTAAAATCAAACGAAATGAGGGCATTTAATTATGAAAGTTATTAATTATGGCAGCAAGTACGAAATTTATCCAAACGATCTTAAAACGTTCGAAAAATTACCGAAAGGAACTTATACGGTTGAGTTTCATCCAATGGCGGGTTTCTCGCTTTCGAAGATAAACAACTTCGTTCAAAAAGAACCGAAGATTTATGGTAATCATGGCGTTAAAGTTAATAAAGCGTTAAAGACTTTCGAGATAGTTAATCGTAGCTTAGGTATTATCCTTAGTGGCGATAAAGGTGTCGGCAAGTCGATATTCGCTCAACTATTAGCAGAACGTTGTACCGACAATGGGTTACCTGTAATAATCGTTAAAAAGGCTTATCCGGGTATAGCTGATTATATCGAAAGTATAGATCAAGAAGTCCTCGTATTATTCGACGAGTTTGAGAAAATGTTTGATAGCCGGAAGGACGGTATTGAACCGCAAGAGAACTTACTCGGACTGCTTGACGGTGTATCACAGAAGAAAAAGCTATTTGTAATTACGGTCAACAACTTACGCCGAGTAAATGAGTTTATGATTAATCGACCGGGTAGGTTCCATTACCACATTAGATTCGGATACTTAGGACACGAAGAAATTACCGAATATTTGAAGGACAAGTTACCTTCAGAGTATTACGGAGAGATTGATAGCGTAGTAAGGTTCGCAAGCAGAGTTCCGATGAACTACGATTGCTTACGTGCCATTGCTTTCGAATTATCACTCGGACTCACATTTGCAGAGGCAATCGCTGATTTAAACATTCTAAACACTGACGGTCAGAGATACGATATTACGCTTGATCTTGTTAATGGCGATAATGGTAAATCGTTAACTATTATTAACGACAAGAATGAGACACTTGACCTGTTTGACGAAAGCATAACTTACGGGTATTACGTTGACGGCATTGGGTACATTCGAGTTAGATTTAAGTCATCCGACATTGAATCAAATGGTGGCGAGTTAATTGTACGAGCAGAGAATGTCGAATTAAGTGAAACGGAGTTAGTCGACGCAATGGACGACCTTAACATTAGAGTTGGGGACTTGCGCTTGAAGAAGTCGGCACAAACTAACTATCATTATCACGCGGTTTAATATCTGTGGTAATGATTAAACGGAATATAAACTAAAAAGAAACGGAGAGAGTCCTTTGACGAATATTTTAAACGAAGTCGAAATTAAACTATTAAGCAATGACGCTACTGTACCAACGCGTTCATACGCAACAGATAGCGGACTTGATTTATACTCGGCAGAAGATGTCGAGATTAAAGCTGGTTTTACTAGCGTGATTAAAACGGATATCGCGGTAAACATTCCAGTTAGATACGAGGCGGAAGTACGCCCTAGATCAGGTGTAACGAGCAAGACGAAGTTACGCGTACAGTTAGGAACGGTAGACCAGTCATACGACGGTAATGTCGGTGTGATAGTCGACAACATTTCGCAAGCTGGTGCTAACGGAACTATCGCGATACAGAAAGGCGATAAAATCGCACAATTGATTATCGGACCAGTAGAAACACCGAAAGTTAAAGTCGTAAGTGAGTTTAGCGACATTAAAGAACGTGGTAGCAATGGCTTTGGTAGTACGGGTTATTCAACGGAAGATGAAACGGTGTCTAAAAACGAAGGAGGACAATTATAATGGAACATTTAATCGATAACTTTTTTGACGAGGTAGAGGAGAGGTTGGATAGCGAGGTTGAGGAAAATTTCGCATTGTTTATAGCGGATGTGGGAGGCGCAGAACATGTTAGGATTAAAGCGAGTGTAATCGCATTATCTGCGTTCCTAGTGAAAAACGATCAAGTAAGAGAATTATTTAGAATGGCGTCAACTATTGCTGAACAATATGTCGAACACGAATTGGAGGACTTCTAATATGTCATTAGCACAGGCGTTTTTAGACCAGTTAAACGAGTTCCATACTTATCCGGAACCATATGACGATGACTTACACATCCATATGTCAGAAGGATTGGCGAAGTATCTTCGACAAGGTAAAGACGTTGATTGGTCGAAACCTTACTTTGCGCCATCAGCATCGACTAAATGTAAGCGTGAGTTATACACGAAAGCATTGCGAAACGACAAAGGTTATCCGATGTATAAACGTGATAGTCGTGATTGGAAACCACACCAACGCAGAGTTACGGCGTTAGGTACGGCTATCGGAGATTGGTTACAGTGGGAGATACTGCTAATGGAACGCCACTTCAAGAAGTTTACCGGTAAGGATCCGAGATTTATCTTCGCAAAGACCGAAGATGGATACCCGTTAATGGAGGACTTCGCTTATGTGTCGCATGAAGTAGAACAAGATGGTCAAATATTCTCGTTAAATGGTACAACTGACGGCATATTAGTCGATACTCACACAGGCGAAAAGGTTATGCTCGAGATCAAGTCGAAACAAGAGACGCCATCTAAAACGAATTATACTCAAATGCAAGAACCGAAAGACGCACACGTTAAACAGGTTACGTGTTACTCGGAAATGTACGGCGTAGAGAACGCTATTATCGTTTATGTCAACGCAGCAAAGCCGAAATGGTTTGCCGATGATGAAACATTAGAGAAGTCTCCCGACGTAAGAGCGTTTGACGTACACGTTTCACAATCGATGCGTGACAACGTATTTGAATGCTTCGCTAGTATTCGTAACTGTGTTGACGAAGGTAAGCCACCGTTACCGGAGTTAGCGAAATGGCAATTTAACGACTACAAAACGGCTATCATTGAGACGCTTACTGACGACGAAATTGAATCGTTAGAATTACATCTATCGTTATTTAAACCATCGAATAATATGGCGTGGATGAAACGAACGATGGAGAAATCGTTAGCTGATATCCGCAGTAGGAAACGAGCGTTACAGAGTGTTTAGTATTCCGGTTAAACAGAAACAGGTGGACGATAATACTTTAGCGGTATGGTACGCACGATCGGATAACGTAATCGTATTAAGGTTCGTTAAGCTAAACGGAGGAGGCAATTCGGAATGACGATTTACATGGGCTTAGATTTATCGTTTGCTAAAACGGGTTATGCAATCGTTCAAGTAACCGATAGAGATATCAAGGTATTAGATTCGGGACTGATTAAAACCGATCCAAAGCAAACGGAACATGAACGTATTCATTACACGACAACATCAATCGAGTTTCTAGCAATGCAGTATCGACCGGAAGTAATCGTAAAAGAAGGTTCCGTCGTAGGAAGGTCGTCAACGGCTATGCCCGTGTTAAAGACGCATGGTGCGTATGAACAACGTATGTGCTGGCGATATGACTTGCACGACTTCCATAATGCGTCGATAAAGAAGTGGGCGCGCGATATGTTGAACGTTAAGGGTAGCGACAAAGCTATCGTAGGACAAGCAGTTACGAAAAGGTTCGGCACTATAAACGGACTTTACACGGAAAGAGGTAAGTATAACGATGATATTGGCGACGCTATTGCGTGTATTACAGCGTGGTTAGAACGACAAGATATTATCGATAAGTTTAAGGAGGATGCCGAATGAAAGAAATCAAAGTAAGTGTATCGGCAATTGATTACGTCAAATGGACTGGCGTACTTGTAGCGTGGCAGCTATTCAAATGGACGATATTTTATGCGTTGTTTCTGTTCTTTAGCGACTATGACTACGTAGTATCAATCGGATGGAGTTTTATCACGTTGCTATCATACGACGGGTTACGCCGAGTGTTTATGCGAGTACAACAACTCGCGTATTCAGACGCAGTCGATAAAGCGTTGGAAGGTGTTTTCGATGACGAAGATTAAAGTAGCGTTTTATTCGATGGGTGGCAACACGAAGTCGTTTGTCGAAAAATTAGACGTAGAGTCCGTCGACATTTTGACAGAACCAAGCGTCAGTGAACCGTTTATCTTGCTTACTCCGACTTACTTTTTCGGGCAAGTTCCCGAGAAGGTAGGTTCATGGTTAGTGGATAACGGATCATATATGTGTGGTGTAATCGGCTTTGGTAATCGTAACTGGGGAAGTAACTTCGGCAGAGCAGCCGACATTATATCCGATAGTTACGGTGTACCATTACTCGATAAAGTAGAAATGCGTGGGACTGACGAAGATGTTAGACGCGTAAACGAAGGGATAGCGAGTGGTCAAGCATGGAGAGATTAATCACGATTATTGTAGCGTTCATTGGGGCGTTACTATTAACGCAGTTTAACCTGTCGATTACATTTATCGTAACGTTAAGTGTCGTAGGAACATCGTATTTAATTGATTTAGTAACGGAATATATAATGCGAAAGTGAGTTGAACGGAATGTTAAAGGTGGTAGTTGATTACGTTAGAGATACGGCTAGGTTATTCGACAGAGACCTCGAAATAGTACCGTCAGAAGATGTAGCCGAAATGGTAGAACGTAAAGAGTGGACGTTGGAGTGTATCGGAGTGTTATATAACGGCGATGTCGATTTAATATTAACGAAAGACGATATGGAGTTGAACGTTGGTTACGACGAGATAGAGCTAGTACCGGTGGCTGATCGTCCGTTCCTTTACGCAGTGGAAGAACGCTTGTACTCAGAAGATTGGATTGAGACATGCGAATGTTGTGGTCCGGAACCAATATTCGTAGAACACGGTTATGCGACAAAGTATTTAACGTCAAATGTCGAGAAGGTTATCGAGTTTATTAGGTCGAATGAGGATATCGATACAGACGACTTGTACATTAACGTAGTGTATTTAGACGAAGAAATAATCAACGGAGGCATAGATCAATGAGTAAACAGAAAAGACATATCGAATTAAACAATCAAGTAACGCGACGTACCGAAGATGGTTTCTTCGATTTAGAGAAAGATATTCAAGCGAAAGACGCTTTTATCGAAGAAGTTAAGAGCAAGACGAAGAAGTTTCCGAGTGAGATAGAGCGTTTGAAATGGATGGTTAAAAACGATTTCTATTACGACTTATTCAAGCAGTACGGCGGAAAGAAAGCTATCGAAAAGTTACTTGACCGCACAGTGAATGTCGAACTAGAAGAACCGTTTGAATTTAAGTCCTATATGGCTGCCACGAAGTTCTATTCGGGTTATGTAGCGAAAACAAATGATGGTAAAACGTATTTAGAAAACTACGAGCAGCACGTATTCATAGTTGCGGCGTATTTAGCGCAAGGAGATTCAGACCAAGCAGTTAATCACTACTGGGCGATGTACGATCAAGTGTATCAACCGGCTACACCAACTTTTATGAACGCTGGTAGATCACGACGTGGAGAGTTAGTATCGTGTTTCCTATTATCGACGGGAGACAGTTTAAACGGTATTAATTATACGGAAAGTACAACTAAACAGTTATCAAAGCTTGGTGGAGGCATTGCAACAGATTTAACGAACATTAGGTCGCGTGGTAGTTCGATTAAAGGTATCGAAGGTGTTGCGAAAGGCGCATTACCTGTCGCTAAAGCTATACAGAACGCCGTAGGGTATGCAGACCAATTGGGACAAAGACCGGGTGCAGCAGCAGTATACATTAACGTGTTCCACATGGACTCACTCGAAATATTAGACTCGAAGAAAGTAAACGCCGACGAGGACGTTAGATTATCTACGGCATCTATCGGCTTGATAGCACCGACATTGTTCTTCGAGATTGCCGAGAGAAATGAAACGTTACACATGTTCGATCCATTAGACGTTAAACGTGTTACGGGACAGGAGTTAGGCGACGTGAACATCGCAGATGTGTATGACGAGTTAGTCAGCGATTCATCTGTCCGTAAGAAGTCGATAAATGCGCGTGAGTATCTCGAAACGATTGCTAAAACGCAGAAAGAAAGTGGTTATCCGTATGTGATGTTTAAGGATAATGCGAACAAGCAACATCCGTTAAAGAATATTGGCGAGGTTAAAATGTCTAATCTTTGTACAGAAATTTTTCAGCTGCAAGAGACGTCTGTCATTAACGACTACGGAATCGAAGATGAGATCAATCGTGATATATCTTGTAATCTCGGTTCAATCAATATCGCTAATGCAGTCGAAAAGGGAGAGGACTTCGGAGACTATGTCGAGTCAGCTATTCGATCACTAACATCTGTGTCTGACATGACATCAATCGCTAATGCACCGGGCGTTAGAAAAGCCAACGAAGAACTACACTCGGTAGGCTTAGGCGCAATGAACTTACACGGGTTCCTTGCGAAAAACAGTATCTCGTACGAAAGTGTCGAGGCAAGAGATTTCGCTAATATATTCTTTTCGACGTTACGTTATCACAGTTTATTAGCGTCATCTAAAATCGCATATGAGCGTAAGGAAACGTTTAAAGATTTCGATAAATCAGATTACGCCGATGGTTCATACTTCGATAATTATATCGAGAATACACCGGTAATTAAGACTGATAAAGTTCGTGAATTAATCGAGTCTAACGGTTTCCACATTCCGACTAAGCAACAATGGATGGCGTTAAGAACAATCGTTATGCAGAACGGCTTATACAATGCGTATTTAAACGCAATTGCACCAACGCAATCAATATCGTACGTACAGAACGCTACAAGTGCGATCAGCCCTATTGTCGACTTAATTGAGCGACGTACTTATGGCGATAGTGAAACGTTCTATCCAATGCCGTACTTATCTCCGCAATCAATGTGGTTCTATAAATCGGCGTACAACATCGACCAGTACCGACTAATCGATTTAGTGTCAGTCGTTCAAAGACACGTCGATCAAGGCGTATCAACTATCTTGTATGTTACTAGCGATACATCTACGCGTGAGTTAGCGTCGTACTATATCTATGCACACGCTAAAGGATTGAAGTCGCTTTACTACACACGTAACAAATTATTAAGCATCGAAGAATGTACTAGTTGCGCAGTATAAAACGGAAATTAAACGGAGGTTATATTATGGAAGAATATTTTGTAACGATAGAATATCACGGAGTTATTGAAGAAACAGTTATGGCGGATAACGTCGAGGACGCAATGAGTCAAGCAGAAGACATAGCGATGATGGAGACTCCAATGGGCGCTGACGATTATACGATATCAGTCGATCAATATTAAGAAAGGATGACGGAATTTGACTAACGTACAAGCAGTGAATTGGAATACACCCGAAAATATATGGAACGTATTATGGCATCAAAATATCACGCAGATGTGGACGGACACCGAATTTAAAGTGTCTCGAGATTTAAAGTCGTGGGAAAAGTTATCTTCGGACGAACAGTTGACTTATAAGCGTATACTAGCGGGACTTACCTCGCTAGATACCTTACAAGGCGATGTAGCAATGCCATTACTATTATTAGATTCTACCGATTTAAAGAAGAAAGCCGTTTATTCGTTTATGACAATGATGGAACACATGCACGCCAAATCATACTCGACTATATTTACGACGCTTATATCGACTAAAGAGACGGACTATCTTTTAGACGAATGGGTTAAATCGAGTAAACACTTCGTTGAGAAGTATAGTATTACCGAAATGAAGTATCAGCAAGTTAAAACGGGACTTATACGCGATAGATATATGGCACGAGTAGCCAGCGTATTCCTAGAGACGTTTCAGTTTTATAGTGGTTTCTATTACCCGTTACTATTACGCGGACAAGGTTCGATGATTGCATCGGGAGAAATCATACGCCGCATTTTGATCGACGAATCAATTCACGGAGTCGCAGTCGGACTTGATGCGCAAGATATTTACGCCGAGTTAAACGATGAAGATAAATCAGCGTGTAAAGAAGAAGTTTATCGATTGCTAGAACAGATTATGTCTGCCGAAGAACAGTACACGCATTTACTATACGACAATATCGGACTTACTGACGACGTATTACGATTCATTAGATACAACGCTAACAAAGCGTTAATGAACTTGGGGTTTGATCCGTACTATACTGACACGTCATTTAACCCGATTGTAGAGAATGCATTAGATACAAAGACAGGTAACCACGATTTCTTCTCGGCAAAAGGAGACGGATATGAATTACCGAAAGTAATTGAACCGTTAGAGGACGAAGATTTCGATGTTAAATCTAAGATGATCGATGACGGAATTTAGGAGGATGACTACATGATGACATTATCGTTTTTACTTATCGGAAGTGTGACGCTATGTTGGTTGTACGTATTGTTGTATTCGGTAAAACTACTGATTCAAAGTTTCTTTATCGAACCAAACCGTCATAGACATCGATACAGACAAGCGGTACTAAGCAATCTTCTGATAGTTATAGCCGGAATACTTATAACGGTATTTCTATTAGCGATAGTAAAATACTTACCGTAATTAAACGTTTAGGAGGTCGAACACATGGACGAGCCATTAGTAACGAATGTAGAAATATGGCAAGGTACTGTACCGGCGTATCACGAAATGTACACCGATGATTACCGTAACTTACTCAGTCAGTATCAACTAGGAATGGAACTAATTAGATTTGCGAATACTACAGGTAATGAAATGTGCATAAGAGGATCTAAGGTAGATTATATCGGTAATTACCAATTAGAACAGAAATAGAATCAAGTAAATTACCGGCAAAGTGTCCTTTAAGTAGATTTCATAGGTATAAGTAATTGTACGGTAGTCATACCGAATAAATAAAACGGAGGACATAAACGAATGAAACTTTTACTGTTAAAGAAACCCGATTGTATGCCATGCGGAATGGTATCACGACATTTAGAAGGTAAACTCGAAGGTATCAACCACGAGATTTACGACGTAGAGACTAGCGAAGGAATGGAAGTTGCGGCAATGTACCAAGCGATGTCAGTACCCGCTATTATACTTCTTGGAGAACACGGTGTAATCGCTGGACGTACGACAGGCTTTAAACCAGCCGAGATTGATACGCTACTTGATAGAGCGAAAGAGAACGCTTGCTGACGTTATCGAAATTAATATCTAATGCAGAGTTGACGGCGATAGTTGTTATCGTATTAGCGATTAAAATGTCTGTTGTTGGTGGCGCATTAGTTCCAACGATATTCCTTATCGATAACTTTATTACGGTACTGATTATCTTCTCGATACTCGACTTGTATTCGTACGTTAAGACGCGTTACAAAGAACGTTATTCAAATAACTAAAACGGAGGTATAAGGGAATGGTTAAAATTAAAGACGGTAGAACGGTTGCAGTTGGCGACAAGGTTATTTTGACGAAATTAAATAACTGGGCAGATCACAACGCGCTTGTTTCGGGACATAATCCGACAGTTACAATAACGGAAGTAAAGAGTAAAACGCTCGGAGATAGAGAGTTCTATTTCGAACCGACAGTCGAAGGAGTTAATTACTTTGCGGAAATTACTGGAGACAGATTCGAGTTTGCTGATGAAGTAGCGCAATCAGACGATACTATACCTTCAACGGACTTCGCTAGCATTGACGAGTTATTTAACGGAGACATAATCACGGTGTATCATATCTACAATTCACACGGAGACTTGGTTACGCTATCGACACCGAAATCAGTCAAGGTAAAATCGACTGACGGTAACTATGCGTTACTCGAAGAACAAGTTAGCGGACTTGTCGGTTTAGGACCGGACGACTTATTCACGATTGATGTTAAAGTGCCTAGATATAGCGACAAAGATAAAGTGGTGTATTCCGGAGGTCATATATTGAACCAAGCTTTCGTCGAATATCGAGATAAACAACACAATCAGCTAGCAGCTATCGACGGTATCGAACCATATTCGCCACATAAAGACGCGTCAATCAACGATAAGTCTAACGCCGAACAAACGGGACTAGCAGAGCGCATACTTGCCAACGACTTTAAAGCGATGCAAGAGTCAGACGTATTTATCTTCGACGTATTGAACGAAGGACTTGGCACAATCGCTGAAATGGGTATCGTTTTAGGCATGAAACATCAAGCGCAAAAGGTTGTCGATTATATCGAACAAGTCGAAGATGAAGTTGGTTACTTAAACGAGGACGAAGTCGAGTTACTTGAACAACAGTTAGCGATAATTAATAAACCGGTATTGTGCTATTGTTCTGATATTCGACAAGGTAACGGACATATACCGGATCATCCGGATAGATTCGAGTTTAGTACGAACCAATTCGTTTACGGCGTTTGTCTCGAACTAACTAACGGAGAAGGCTTTATCAGTTGGGACGAAGTATTAGAACGTTTAGAAATGATTGGTAAGCGTTAGTCAGTAACTAATCGGTAGGGTTGGCGATGCCGACCTAGCCATATGATTAGACTGTAAAACGGAAATTAAACGGAGGTAATTAATTTATGGCGAAATTTACTTATGAACAAGCGAAAGACATCTACGATTTTACTACCGAGTATAACGGAGACGAGTACATTACGGTAGCAGATACACCGAGAAAAGGAGACCTGTTATATTACCGTAGGCATGGTATCGTCGAGCCGTATAACGGAGAAGGTTTATCGACTACTGGTCAAAACGATTTTAGATTTACGATGGTTAAGCGAACGTCTGTAAAGAACGAGTCAAGTCGTCTAGACCTAGCGTTAGCGTTAGGATATCCCGATTTATATGGGAATGATGAAACGGTTTATAACAGTAGATTTAAGGGGGATAAAACGGCAGCGTCATTAGGCATCACTGCGTCATCGTTAGACTTTACATCGATGGAAGTTGCGTCGCGTTACATTGAAGACGCTACGGAAGACATAGTTAATAACCCTAGCCATTACAATAGCGGAAACATTGAAACGATTGACCTTATAAAAGAGGTAGTTAGCGGCTATGACGATTCGTTTGTGGCGCACTGCGTTGGTACGGCTACTAAATACGTAAGTAGAGCGCCGTTTAAACACGACGATAATACTATCGACTTGAAGAAAGCAGTAGCGTATCTTAATTTCGCTATTAAGCATTTGGAGGATGACAATAATGAGTGAATCGCTTATACATGATGGAGACAAGCGGGATTATAATAACGACCACTGGCTGTCAGATTGGAATGGCGACGAGGTTGGTTTCGATGAGATACAAGTCGTCGGATTATATTCTGTAAAAGAAAAGCCGGATATTCAGTATTACGTAGACACTGAAACCGGCATTGTACTTAAATGGTGGGTCGAAGAAGACTATTGATCGTCTTTGATACGACGGAATAGTTTAAATTCGTCGTTAGATTCTTCGGGAATGTATTCGTATTTATGTTGACCGGACTTGAAACCAGTCTTCTCAGCGAAGTCACTGCTAGTGATATACGATTTCTTATCGATTAACATTGTACCACCGCTAGTAATGAACATGATAGTATCATCGATTTTATTATATGCCATAGCTATATGAGTGCCTTTACGTAATCCGGTATCTTTAAACAATCCGGAAGAAAGGTAGAAACGGTTATGCTTAGCGTCGAAAGTTATAAATGGGCGACTGTATTGGTATACCGGTTCAAAACCTTCGGGTAATCTATTTCGCCAGTCACGTTTAGGGCTTTCGTCTTGTCTATCTTGTTTTTCGAGTTCCTTGTTTAGTGACGGATTAGATGTTTTCGGTTTACTCATACGAGTACCTCCTAGAATAAGTTAATTAAGAGTATTATAGCACGGTTTGAAACGAAATTCAAACGGAAGGAGTTTAACAATGACTGATGAATTAAGATTAACGCGTTATAACCCGGAAGTCGTACGCATATTCTTTGAGAACTATCACGAATTTCTAACGTATGTACAACGTGGCGATCCGTCACACGTCGAAGTATGGGTGGATATCAATGACGCCATTACTGATGCTGACTTACTCGACCAAGAACTATCGATACTATACAACTACTATGTCGATTACATGTCGATAGAAGAACTAACGGATAAACACGGTTACACACGACGAGGTATCGAATCAGTATTACGCCGAACAATCGTAAAGATAACGAATGTATTATCGGATAACTTCTACGATGTAAAGGACGTTAAGTTACGTACGAAAAGGAGGAACAACGCATGACACCAACGGAACTAAACGCCGAACTAACGGCAATCGTCAACGCCTTGTGGCAATGTCGATCAATCAATTCAATAGTAGTTATTGATGACATACGTGTGCATAACGCAGCAGTAGTAGAACAGTGGTATTACGATAAGACTTTGATGGGCATACCGTGTGAGCAAAGAGAAGTGATTACCGATTATCTACTATATCGTGGAACTAATGATGGTAAAACATCGTCGTATTTCACAGACGAGTATCCATATTTATCGGAATATCAAGAACGGCAGAGACATTCTCGTGAGACTTCGTTAGAGTTTGCAGAACACTTCGATACTAACGGCGTATCACGTTCGCCTAAAACTCGTACGAATAGACTTAACGTTGAAGATGCTTTAAACGTAAGAAAGTGGCGCTTAAACGAAGAACAAACGGACATTAGCAAAGGTGTTTAATTTTAAGGGGCGGTAGGTAGGCGATTTTATTTCGCAGACTTTCCGTCCTTTTTATTTCGTTTTGATAGGGGCGTACCTAGACGGTTTTATTTCGGAAGTATTGTCCAGTTTATTTCTGATATTGAAGGGCGGGGATATAGTCGTTTATATACACGAAGTATTCTCGCATTTATTTATCGAGTCAGAGCGGGAGGGCGTCCCTTCGTTCTATTATATATCGGAACATTCTTGTCGTTTATTTCTGACGATACAAAAAGAACCTCGCGAACGGAAATCGCAAGGTCCAAACGGATAATTAAACGGTACGGGTAAACGGATCCCGTATAAGGTGCTAGTAACGACGGTTAACGCCTCAACGGAAAGAGACTGACGCTGATACTTAAACGGACACACCTTGTTACCGATAAACTAAAATGAAACGGTACGAATAAGTTAAACGGAACTTAAACGTACAATAATGATATGCCATACAGCGCAAGTTGTCAACCAAGTACCCGTGAATGAATGCTAACTCGTCTTAGAATCGCAATGAGCTATTCCATATACGTATAAATAAGCCGTAAATACCATTGTTGATTAATGTCAGTAGTATCTACGGCTTTCATCTGCGTTTATTCCTATGTCGTTGTATACGGCTGATACAGTGTCGATAATGTACCGCCGTTAGTGTGTATCGGTGTTATATCAATAACGTTATACCTTACGTTAGACTCGTTGTAACCGATCGTGATTGCTACTACGTTATTTACGGCGGTATCCTATACGTTACTTATCCGTTATACATTACCGTCAATGATCCATTACGTTGAATACAATCGTTAATTAAATTCGTCAGTCACTCAACGGCTACACGAACGTATAGTGCATGTCGAGATTTCCTTTTACGTTGTAGAGCGCTCGTTATCGCACCCAGTGCATGTCGACTTTGCCGAATACGTTAATACGATCAGCAACCGGTACATGTCACAATAGCCTAATACGTTATAGGCGAGCGCGTGCGCATATAGTGCATGTCACAATCGCCCTTTACGTTAATAGCCCAGCCGTTGATATCACTTGAACGGAACGGCTAGAATTAAGTATTACCGTTAAGACTTACTCGGATAGTCTACCGCGCAGCCTTATGCGGTTCCTCTTAAATTGTATAAAGATAACGCTTGATTTACGGCGCTTTAACGGTTAAAATACGCGCACACGTTATTTAATAGAACGGCAAAAATTTTTAAAAATATCGTATAAAATCGTTGACAGTTTAAAACGGATAATGTTACGATGGTCACACAATTAAATAACGCACCAACAAAGGAGGTTACACGATGGTTAAACCGTATGAACAGTTACGCCGTGATGTCGTCGATGTTCTAGCTGATGAAACACTAACGGGCTACAAGCTAGAAAAGTTATCCGGCGTATCTCGCAGCACATTAACGCGTATCAAGAACGGCGAACGCTATATCGACCGATTAAGTCTTGAAACATGCGAACGTATAGCAAGTGTGAAATATTTAAACGATAATGACAAATAATCGTTGACAAAGTGAAACGCTTTGTTATAAGATGGTCACAAGCAGTTATCAATAATGTTTTATCGGATTAACTTATACACTAATAATAAAACGGAATTTAAACGGTGGATAGTGGTAAAGTTGGCAACGTTGATATATTGCAACGCTTTACAAAATAAAAAACGGAAATTAAACGGAGGTTTTTATTATGACAAACGAACTAACATTAAAGGTATTTATCGAAGATTTAGCAGAAGTGAACAAAGGTAACATGGTCGGAAGATGGTACGATTTAACAGACGCGAAGGAATTACAAGCGGCAGTAGATTTTATCGAAAGTGTAGAAGAATATTATATAAGCGATTATGAATCAGAAATTTTCGACGTGTGGGAACATGAAACGGCGGACGATTTGAAAGAACTCGCTAAAGTTTACGGTTTCGTAAAAGAATCGGTAGAAGAATTTGGAGTTGAGGCGGTCAAAGAAGTCGTAAGTTGGATAGATATACAAGACGCAGAAAGCTACGTAATTGCAACGGAACATTTAATAAAGGTCGAACCGCATGTGCGTGATTATGAATACGCGTTGGGCGTTCACGTATACGATGAATATATCGAAGATACAAGCGCCGATGGAATCATAAGCCGTTACTTCGATTATGAACAGTACGGACGCGACTTAATTTTAAGCGGAGACTTTACTTATCTCGGTATGCACGACGATATGTTCATCTTTTCGGATGCTAATATGCTTTAGTTATTGCGAATCAGCGCGTGAATCATTCGCGCGTTGTCCGGAGTAACTAACTTCAAATAAACGGAATTCAAACGGAGGTATTAACATGAATAGATTAAACGGAATCATATTCTATACGGGCTTTAACGAACCGGAATTACTGGCGGAGTCATTCCGCGACCTAGTAAGCGAAGTTGTAATTGAATCAAACTATAATGGTAATGTAACGAATGAGTTTTTGGAAGTATTAACGGATGAATTACATTTTATTGGTTTATCAATAGATACACCTTTAAACGAATTGAGCGCCGAACAATGCGACGTATTGAACGCGGAGTTATCAGACTACGGAATCTATACACGACCGACTTTAACGGAGTTACAAGACTATAACGAATCGGTAATGCTAGACCGTAGCAGATTCCTAGAATCATTTATCGGAGGTGTGGCGTAATGGTTAATACGGAATATTTAAAGGTCGTCAGCGTACTTATAATCGTTACTATCGTGTTGGCGTTGGTTTATATCAACGTTAGCACACCGGACAACGTCACATACATTGACGAAGTAACGACTATTCACAAGGGCTATAACGGAGGTGCTAAACAATGAAACGTTTAATAACTTCGGTGTTATTATCGGCGGTAACAATTAGCGGAATCATAACGGACAATACGCCGCTAGATTATGAAAAGCTATCAAAGGCGGACCAATTACAGATTAAAAAGCAAGCACAATATATTAGCTACGGAATCGGCAAAGATGCGAATACTATTACGATACACCGTCACGACGAAGAAAGCCGTAACTTATCAGCTAGTGAGCGTTATGACGTAACAGAATCTAACGGCAATTTTAAAGAAGGTCAGCGCTACAAGGTCGTTTACAACGGCGACTTTATTACGGATATTCAAGCGGTAAAGTAAGACGATAAACCAAACTAACGGAGGTAATACTATGATTAAATTAACGGACAAAGAAAAGCGCGAAGAAATATTATATCTTGTAGACCATTACGAAGATTTTACGGAGTACGAACGATGTACGAATACAGACGCCGAAGAATTTCAAGACGAAAGGGACAACGGCTTTATTCAGCTATTAACGTTAGGACAATACAACAGCGCAACTGATGAATTTACGGCGTGGGAATTAACGGATAATCACATTGTAGAATCGATTGAAACGGCAGTATACGAAATGAATTTCGCGGACGGTTTGGCGGATGTGTTCGACGATATAGACAAGTGGAGTAGTTTAGATTTAGCGTTAGAGTTTGCCGGAATCTATAAAGTGTTTACGCTTGACGGTAACATATACGCCGGTATGGGATAAACGAATAATAAACAGAATAAAAAACGCTAGCACTGGGCAAATATTCCCGGTGCTTTTTTGCGTCTTGTCATCCGAATAAATAATCGGATCATCCTCCGAATTGAAAAAAATTGATCGTGTTTGTTGGTGGATCATCTTCGGCAAACACTAGCGGAATTCTACGCCGACCATTAAACAATCGATTAGCTGCGCGACTGTGGCGCATTTGAACGCCGTTTAATACTATCGTATGTATAACAGTTAATAACTGGCGTTGTATACGTCGTGAGTCGCTAGCCTTTTATGTATGCGCCTTGTGTAACGCTGATAGTATAGCGGGTGTGTATGGTCATTTATATCGGCGCTATTGTGTGGCGTTGTATATCCGTGTTTGTATGTGGCGTTTATATACGGAGTTATAGCCGTGCTTAATAGCTGCGCTTTATATACCATGCTTTATAACTACCGTTTATAAGTGGCGTTTATATACCACCGTTAATACTACCGCATTATATACGCCGTTCTATTACGTCATACAGACGCGCCAATATATCCCGTGATACTTCATACCCGTTTATAATAGCGTGCGTGTATGACGGTGTATGTGCGTTATAGGTGTATGCGTATGTGTACGGTCTAGTATGTAGCGTGTGTATGTAGTCGGTGTATAATCAGCGCCATCAATGACGGACCATATACGCGCCACCATATACGGCGTGCCTATATCGGTAGGGTAGGCGCCACCATAAACGGGTAGGCGTTTATATATCGTGTATGTGTTCGGTAGTCTATTACGCTAGTGTATTACGGTGTGTAGATGGTGTGCATAACGGTAGTAGTAACGGTGTATGTGTGTAACGGTAGTATAAACGATAGTGTATTGTAACGGTAGTATGTATCGATAGAGTAGAACGAAGTAAACGAAAGTATGTATAACGAATGTGTGTATCGATTGAGAAGAACGAAGTATGATAACGAAGTATAACGTAATGTGTGTGTATCGTGTGTGTGACGTGTTAGTGATTGCGAATGATGAATGCGAATAAGGTAATACCGAATAGCGAATGCGTGGTCAATCGTCTATGGATGACGGCAACCAAAAACCGAAGGTCTACACGTTTAGACACCTTCGAAGTAATATGCATTCGATGTATAACCGATAACATCAACGGTAACACTAAAGCGCATAACAACGCCAATGTATAAATGGTGTATATTAGAATGGTAGTCGTAAAGTACCTAAATCGCATAACAACGGTATTTCATTCCGTAATTTAGTTTACATAATGCATCTTATCGGAAGTTATCCCTGTATCTTTATACATTCGTATACAAGACGGAAGGGGGCGGGCGTCTGTCTCGGGCAGGGTCGCCTGATCCGTAATATTTTCCTACAATTTTCACAACTCGGTAGTCAAATTACGGTAGATTACCATCGTTACTGCACATTCGGTAGTCAAATTACGGTCAAATCATAGCCGATAGACACTTTATTTCGTTCAAATGTGCCGTCAATTAATCTGATTCACACTATTTCGATTGAATATTTTGCCGATATAAACCTCTACACGACCTATAATAAACGTTTCAACCTTTACTTCGTTGTAAAATTAACGCTATTTAATAGACGATCACGTATTTCGTGAATGATTATCCGTTAAATAGGCGATAATGCTGGCGAACTTCCGTCATATTCCGATGTTAATATGCGATTTATACGTATCAACTTCGATTATACACGACTTAATAACGGAAATCAAACGGAGTTATTTTCATTTTCGGAGTTAATTTCTCCGAGTGTATCTACCGTCGTACCATTAACGAACGCTTTATCGGTTAAATCTTTCGATAATTTCTGCAAAGAGGCGTCTATTATCCGTAAATCATGGCGCAAATCTTTAGTTAGTTCGCTAATTTCTTTCGATTTAGCATTTTGGTGGTTTTTCCACATTATATCTATAGAGTTAAACGCCGTTTCTATGTCATTTAAGGCGTTAATTTGTTCGGATAATGCTTTAATTGTAGCGGAATCAGTCTGTATTCCGACGTTTCTAATGGCGAATTTGATATCGTCCATACAATTGTTAGCACGTTGGACTACCTTATTGTTATTATAATCTCTATATACACGGTCTAAGGCGCTTAAATCTCCAGTTTCAATAATATCGACTTTATTGTTGTCATATTTATAGGTAGAATAATGGGCGAAATACATTTTATGTGTCGATAATAATGCCGTTATAAACTCTCTAGCGTTATTGCTGCGAGTATTATACTCTTTTTCTGTCTTACGATTATGTACTATGTTTTGTCCTACTGCAACAACTACTGCGCCTATAGTACCTATTGCTGTTAGCCAAGTCGCTACAGAATCGCTAAAAATTATTTGCCAAATCATTGATTTATCCTCCTTAATTTATCTTTAACTTCTATTTCCTGTTTTGAATTGTTTAGTAAGTAGTAAAATAGATTCTTCTAGCTTATTGAATTTCTCAAGTCCGTCACTAATAACCTTAATTTCCGTTTTTGTATATTTCATATTGTGGTCTAGCATTTTATTTTTTATAGATATTCTTAGGTAAAGAATGGTGCTTTGTACTTTTTTTGAAAGGTTTATTCTGTTTTCAATTAATTTAATACTACTGTAATTAAGATTTGAGTAATGGTTGTATAACTCGGTTTCCATTATGTTGCATAATTCTATTATTACATCCTCCATTTTATCAAAATTGATCTCATTAAATTTTCTGTCAAACTCAAGAAAATCTTCAATTATATTTGGGTATTTTTTGAGGTGCTCGGAATAAAATTCATCTTTTTTATATGTTTCAATATTAAGAACTCTGTAGGTTGAAACGTTTTGTTCACTAGATACACATCTTATGTAGTATCTTTTTAGTTCTCGGAAGCATTCTTCCGTTTTTAAATTGAGCATATATAAAGTTTTATCGTTATATTCTTGTTTGTTCTTACGGTCTTTGTTTATAGTATAAGCGGTATTAATAAGTGCTATTATTACTGCGGCGGACGTCGCAATAGTTGCGATAATATCAGTCCAATACCCGTTATTCACTGCCATTATTAACATTTTTATTACTTCCATTCTATTTATTAATAAATTCTGCTGAAATTTCTCTTAATTGGTTTTCTACATCAAAAAGTTCATCCATATGTTTATATAATTTATCATTTGACCAGTCATTTATAGATTCTAAAGGTAATTTATAAACATGAAGTATATTGTAATAACACAATTCTATATTTTTTATTCTTTTGTTATTAGTTCCACGCTACGCTCTGATAAAAACAAGTGGTATTCACTTAGCATACTAGATGTATCTGTTTTGTACTTGCTTAAAACAGATTTAAGGATTTTATCTCTTTTAACATCTTTCATATATTCTATAAATGTTAACCTGCAACCTTCCAATAAAATTTCCCTTGATGTATCAGATTCAGATACGGCAATGTCATACTCTTTGTAATATTGGTCTATTTGGTTTGCTAAATTACTTAAAATAACTCTTTCATTTGCAGTAGCGCTATCGAATAACTTTAAAGTTTTATTGTTAACTATTTGTTCTGCCTCTGATTTTTCATTAGCCGCTAATTCTCGCGCTTTGTTCGCTCGATGTGTTTGCCATAATGCGACAATAACCGCTAATATTGCACCGCAACCACCTAAATAATTAGGGAAAATTTCGGTCCAAAAGCCGTTGTTCTGTTCGATTACGATCATTCTCGTCACTCCAATTCGTCATAATAATACGATTATATCCCATTTCAACGACTTTGTACTTAAATTATACGCAATTTATATCTCCGAAAGTCATAATTACGGATATAACATCCCTACGACAGAAATTTTTCGGCAAATTTTATAAACCGAGATTATATTTCGTTCATAAATTGGCGACCAAAAAACGACGTTTAGGACGATTTTACGCAACGAAATCGTAAAAAGGACTTATAGTATTCGGAAGATAAAAGCGGCGTAAATAGGGCGGAAATTACTGCTAATAAAAGGCGTTAAAAGCGTTTATATGCTTAGGTTCACGCTAGTTTGTGAGTATGAATATACGAACTAAAACTAGCGTTAATTTTTTGACGGAAACTATGTTGCAATGTTGCATGAATTTACGATTTACACTTCGGTAATTTTAGCTGAAACTAAGGGGCAGGAATCGGAGAAGGTGGCGACGGTTAATTGATCGAATTAGTATGCCGAAAATGGTGGCGACCTACATAACTGGAAATGTCTGTCAGTTTGTAATGGAAAAGTTTAGGCGCGCCTAAATTTATAAACGGTCAAAATGGCTCGATTTAGCCTTAGATTACTGGTAAATATTAGGGTGTATAATTGACGGTTATTAGGAGAATTTAGTCATTTGGGATAAAATGGTAGAAATAACGGAAAAGTTTAGGCGCGCCTAAAAATTAATTTAGGTATTGCTAGAAACCTTGTGTATCAAGTGTTTGGAGATTTGTTGTAAAAAAGTTTAAAAAGTTTTTTCCGTTAGAGCGTCGTATCGCACCTATATTATAGAGAGGTTAGCCGTTATATATCCGTGATACACTTTCAAGTTTATCTCGTTTATATTTAACTCGCTTACCTTATCGATTAATTAAATTATAACGGTTTATTAAAAAGCACGCAATTTCAACTTGATTGAAATTAAAGGTTTAGGGTTTAAGGATAAATATATTAACGGAGTATATAGTGTGCTAAAGCACACACACTCGTTCGCTTACGCTCACTCGTGTAACGCCGATAAATAAAATAGGTATTATAAATAACGGCTAAAGAGAGTAAACGATATAAAGAACGGAGTATTATAAGAACGGTAATAATAGAACGGTAATATACTAAAGAAACGAAATATACATATAAGATACATTACGACGGGAATACCTGTCGTATGACAAACGCTCGTCTAGCGTCACAGGACAGTCCGAATCATCTATCGACACTACAAGCAAGGTAGACCATGTTTCGGACTAATACATATTATATACGATAGAATACAAGTCGGTTAATATCGGCTAATAAATAAATTACGGAGGGGTGGTAGTGACATGGCGAAGGATACATTCGATGACTTATCGGAACAACAAAAGAAAGCCGCTGAAATGTATGTCGAGAATTTAATCGCACATCAGCTTGACGATAAGGAAGTCGACCTATTGAAAACGCAAGAGATTGCTGATTCTGTCGGCGTAAACAGAACGACTTATTACCGATGGAACCAAGACGATAGATACCTAGACTATGTGGCTACGCTATCCATTCGACAACTCAACAAGCATATGCCTAGTTTCGCAGCGTCACTAATTGCGAACTTAACTAAGCGTAACCCTTCGACTAAGATGCTCGACTTATTCGCTAAGGTTAGCGGCGTGTTAGGAGATCAAGGATCAGCGAGCAAAGATTCGGTAAATGTTACGTTCAATTTAAGCGATGCACAGGAACGAGTTAAGCAGCTAAAAGAATACGAAGAAGTTCCTAATGTAAAGCCCGAAAGAAGATTAACGATTGAGGACTACGAGTAATGCGTAAGGTACAGAACGTAGCTTTAAACGATAAAGGATTCTTACGAAGTCGTGATGAAAGGCTGCGACTACACGACATTCTAACGGAAGAACTAACGCTATTAATGGGACTAATCGAGGATGGTATAGCAACGTCAAGACAAGTCGAAAGGTTCTTCGTAGTAGACGAGCAATTGAAACAGTTGAAACGCATTAACGACTGTGAGTACGACGTAGCATTATTCTCGGTCGAATACTTCTCGGACGATGCTAACCCGGAGAACGACGAGAACTTGATTCCCGGTGGTAGTAACTACGAGAATATGTCCGACTTCCATAAGGAATTAACGGGTATGCTATCGAGGGTAGCGTCGGGAGAAAAGAACGATAACATCGCTTGGGCGTGTCCTAGACGACATGCTAAAACGGCATATGGATCGAATATATTCCCCGTACATCAAGCCGTGTATAAGCACCGTCAGTTCATGGTTATTGTATCAGAAACGGCGGACATGGCTGGAACGTTTATAACTTGGGGAAATAGACAGTTTAAGTATAACGAGAAATTAATCGCGGACTTCGGTATGTTATTACACGAAAGTCCGTCGAAGAACGAACTAGATAACAAGCAAGAGTACGTCACGCTAAACGGCGTAAAGATAATGGCACGTGGTGCTGGCGGACAAATGCGTGGTATGCGTTACGGTAAGAGCCGTCCCGAACTTATGATATTCGACGATTTAGAAGGTCAAGAGAACGTATCTACGCCAGATCAAATGCGTAAGACACAAGGATGGTTTAACGAGGCAGCATTACCAGCATTGGCTCGTGACGGCATAGCCGTTTATCTAGGAACGGTGCTTTGTTACGATAGTTTACTCGACAGAACAATTCGTAAGGATAAACGTTTTGAGAGTAGACGATACAGAGCCGTTGAGTCATTTCCGACTAATACACAATTGTGGTCGAAATGGAAGGAGATATACCTTGCAGACGAACCTAATGCAACGGCTAAAGCAGAACAGTTCTACAACGACAATAAAGACCAAATGACGAAGGGTGTTAGCTTACTTTGGTCAGAGTATTACGACTATTACTGGTTTGTAATTCAACTTACGAACATGGGCGCTAAATCATTCAACCAAGAGTATCAGAACGAACCAACGGACGAAGAACGACAGATATTTAAACGGGAACAATTCGTTTACTATTCGCCGGAAGATATAAAAGGAAAGAACATCGAATACTACTGTGGTATCGACTTTGCTATGGGTAAGGAGAAAGGCGACTTTAGTTCTATAGTTACACTCGCTAGAAACGTCGACACAGACGTATGTTATATCGCAGACGTGTACAACGAAAGAGTACACCCGAAAGAATTTATGAACGCTATCATTGACCGTGTTAAGTATTTCCAATACGAGAATATAGCGGTAGAGACGCAAATGGCACAAGAGTTTTTCGCCGATACTTTATCCGAGAAATTAATGGATATCGGCTATCCGGCTCACTTACGCGTAGTATCGGTTAAACAACGAACTAGAAAGCAACTGCGTATTGAGGCAATGTCGCCGGACGTAAACAATGGTCGAATCAGATTCTTACCGGAACAGACGAATATAATTGACCAATACGAAATGTACCCGATGGCTGCTAACGACGATATGATAGACGCATGTGAAATGGCGTACAACATAGCTACTAAACGATTAAGCGGATCAATCGAACAGTTAGGTAACTATTATAGTGGTACAGGCGATAAACAAGAACCGAGAATTGGCAGATACGCTAGATATAGCCAACGACTACGACGAGCGAGATAGAAAGGGGTAAAACGAATGAGTCAACCGAACTACAAAGTGGTTACGCCACACGTTATCGATTCATTGTTAGGAACGAATGACAAAATCGGTTATAGCAGACAGACTGAAGTACACATGTCGAAGATACTTGCTAACTACGATTATTATAACGGTAAACAAGACGTTGATGAAACAGGTCAGTACATATATCCGACAGAGTCGACTGACGCTAACGGTCTTGATTATAAGCCGACAAAGTATTGGACGAACTACTTTAAAGCGTTTATCAAACGTAAGTCTCGATGGCAGATGGCTGGCGATCATGGTATCGACGTTGAACCAATTAGCGACAAGGAAAGCGACGTAAAACAAGCGCAAGCTACCGAAGATTTATTACGTAAGATATGGGACGACAATAAAATGGACTCGAAGAAAATGCAGATTGCACGAGACCGATTGATTGCTGGTAGCATTGCGGCGAAACTTTCGTTTAATCAGAGAACGGGCAAGATACACTGGATATGGCATAAAGCGACAGAGGTATTCCCGATTTACTCACAAGACGGTTTCGAAGATTTAATCGGATGTGACATTATCGTTGCTAGAGCGTCATTGAAGGATCCCGAAAAGACCGAATATGTTAGACAAACGTTTAGGCTTAAAGATGATTACACTGATTGTTGGTTTACCGAAAAGGTATACAACGAACAACTGGAAGTAATCGAAGTTATTGCCGATAAGACGTTTCTAGGTTTCGGCTTTGTACCTATCGTACTGTTTAACGTAGACGCGTTACAGACAGAAACGACACACTTCGACGATTTAGAAGATATGAAGGTATTAACAAGAATACTTAACGACATGATGGAAGATGCGAACGATTCGTTGAAATTCGAAATGTTTAGTATGACGGTTGTTAAGAACGCCGACTTATCGAAAGACACTGACTTGAAGATTGCACCGGGTGCTTTACTGAAAATAAACGCTAGTGCTAACTCGTCACACCCAGCCGACGTAGAAAGCGTTGAGAACGGGTTCAAGTGGAAAGAGGCGTACAAAGACCAGTATAACCGTATTAAATCGGCGCTACATGAACTAAGTGGTTTACCGATGATTGTACCGCAAGAGTTAAACTTCGGCGGTATGAACGACAGAGCGTTACAGGTATTATACCAAGATATCATCCAAGAAACGAAAGAGCATTGGCTTAACTGGGACGAAGATTTAGCCGAGTTATTTACTAAATCGATAATGTACTTACAAGCGAGAACAAATCGAGGTAAGTTCGCTTATGATACTAGCGTCGTTAAAGCAGTTAATACGGACGAGTTAAACGTCAATATGAAGTTTATTCTACCGTTACCGGATGACAGAGAAAACCTAGTCGACCTAGTTACGAAAGAAGTAGACGCTGGACTTGAATCGCGTAAGAACGCTATGAAACGTTTAGGGGTTAAGGATCCAGAACTCAAAGAAGAAGAAATCTACGAGGAGTTAATGGAACGTAGTGTAGCGAATGATCCGTACGCAGAGGCTCAATCGATGGAAGATGAACTGCTCGGTAATGTCGAGCAAGAAGTCGATAGCGAAGTTATAAAGGAACAGAAAGATAATCAAGTTTAATTATACTGACCGAACGTTAAGTCATTAAAAGAAACGGTTTCTTACGGACAGATGTGTCCGTCTCAAAACACAGAAAAGGGGACATTAAAGATGGATAAAAAAGAGAAGTTATTTTACGGGTTAGATTTACAGTTCTTTGCGGACGGTGGCGAAGATAAAGGCGCAGAATCGGGAAACGAGCCGACTGATAATCAAGAGAATGTAGGTAGTGACGAAGGTGGTACTGGCGAGAAACAATTCACGCAAGAAGATATGAACGAATTAGCCGCTAAAGTACGACGTCAAGAGAAAGAGAAACGTGAAAAACTAGCCGAAGAAGAGCGAGAAAGATTGCGTAAAGAAGAACTCGAACAGAATAACGAGTACAAAACTTTGCTAGAAGAGGCGCAACAAACAATCGCACAATACGAACAAAAAGAGAAAGCGTTAGAGCGTGAGAAATCAATCAATGAAAAGTTAGTATCTAAAGGTCTAACCGCTGAACAAATTCAACGTTACTCTAAATACATTCACGGCGATTCAGACGAAGAGATTGACACAAGTATAGAGTCAGTTTACGAAGATTTTGTCGTAATCCAAGAAAACTTAAATGGAGATCCATCAGCTGGGTTCGGCGTTAGTAGGAAACCGGAACCGACAAGTGACGAAGATTATGGACGAGAGTTATTCAAGTCTATAAGAAAATAAAAATAAAAAGGAGTTTTATAGAATGGCATACACTTTAAAAGCACAATCAGAACAGTTCAGAAGTGGTAAGAATATTCTAGCGTCTGAAATCGTACAATACGTACACGGTGGCGCTACATTAGATGGTAGTAAGTTTCCGAAAGGTATTATCGAAGTTGGAACATTAATTGCACGTAATCAATCAACTGGTAAGTACGAACCATTTGCGGAAGGTTCAGCCGGAGAAGAAGGCGGCGCTATTTTACCGGAAGGTTTCGATAATTTCTATATCTTGAACGAAGATCACGACCACGATGGCGAATCAGACGCAGTAACAGGCGCAGTAATTATCGAAGGTTCAGTATACGAGGCTAAATTGCCAGTAGAAGTACCGGCAACATTTAAGCAAGCTAATCCGAACATTCATTACGTCAATCACAAGTAATAAAACGAAATTTACACGACTATAAACGAAAAGGTGGAATATCAACATGGCAAGTATTTTAGCTTATAAACAGTTCCAAAAACCAGCATTAAAAGGGTTCCTAGACGAATCAATGAAGGACGAAGTACAAGACTTTATTAGCGAGTACGTTGGTAACGAAGTTACTTACGATATCAGATTCGCTTATGACATCATTCAACGTAAACAACATATCGCAGCAATGATCGGACTGGGTGCAGAGAAACCTGTAATCGACCGTCACGGTGCTGCTACGAAAATGGTCGAGTTAGCTCACTTCGGTTTGAAAGATATCGTTACAATCGAAGAATTATACGAAATCGCTAGCGCTCGTAATGACGCAGACGCTAATAACCGTATTAATAAGTTACTTAACCGTGCAGACGATTTAGTGCAATACTTGAAATTACGTAAGAAAGTCGAAAAGTTAAAAGCAGTTGCTTTCGGCGCAAACTCTTACGACAAGAACGGCGTTAAAATCGAATTAGATTACGGTGTGCCGCAAGAACATAAAATCGCATTAACAAGCGGAAGTGACTGGGCGTCAGCAGACCGTGATGTAATCGGCGACTTATTAGAATGGGACAAAACTTACCGTGCATCAAACGGTGGTAAACAAGCTGATGCTATCTTAATGACGCGTAAAGTGTACAACGCTTTAACTAAGAACGCTAACATTATCGCAGAGGCTGACCGTCCTGTAGGTTCGGTACGTGTATCTGAAAACCAATTGAACGAAGTATTAGGTAGCTTTGGTTTACCGGCAATTAAATTGGTTGATGAAACATCTATCACTGTAAACGATATTTACACGGGAGAAAACGAAGAAATTAACGTATTCCCGGAAAACCGTGTCGTATTCATTTCTAAGGGTGTAGGTAACTTCGTTACTGGTCCAAACCCGGATGACGAACAAATGGCGCCGGTTGCTACTTTAGAGGCTTACGACGAAAGAACACCTAAACGTTCTATTATCGAAGTAGCAGAGTCAGGTTTCGTAGTATTAGATAAGCCATCATTAATCTTACATGCTGACGTTATCGCTGGATAAAAATGGCGCAAGTAACAGTTAAGACACGAGCAGTTATCGACGGCAAACCCGTCGGTACTGTCATCGATGTCGAAGAACATGACTTTGTGTGGCTAAACGATTTAGGCTATGTAGAAAAAATCGAAGATGTAAAGTCGGCAGACACTTCGAAGAAATCTACGCAAGCTAAACGAAAGCCTAGAGCAAAGAAAGAAGTAACGGAAGATAAATAAATATAAAGGAGTCGTTGGTAGATGAATATTACGGAGGTAGCAAAGAGATTCGACATAACAGAAGACGAGGCGACCGAGTATATCATCGCTAACGGCTTTTCTATTACTTCGAATGATTACGATACCCAACAGATATACTTACTCGGTATGTATCACGAGTATGTTCAAGCTAAAAAAGACGCTGCTAAAGCTAGAGAAACTTTCCGTTATCAAGACGGCGAAGAGATGGTCGATAAATCAAAGCAGTTTGATGCTTTCCGAGCATACGCTAACGATATGTTTAACCGTTGGCAAAAAGAACTCGCTCAATACAACAGCGATGAAGATATGCAAGGTTCGCAGTTAATACTACGTAAAAGAGCGAAGTGGTTAGATGCGTGAGTTAGCAGAGCAGATTGATAAAATCTCAATCGATCACGAGCAAAAGATAGTCGATAATGTATCGGCGTTAATTGCGGCAGTTATAAAGATATTAAACGACAATTCAAGTACGGAAGAACTAACGCTTGCTGACGGTTCAGTAGTTAATCGAAGTGTTGTTAATCGTAGTAAGTTACGTAAGGTATTAACCGAATTACGTAAGCTAGAGAAACAGACTTCGGACATTGTCTACGACGGAACATTGTCGTCAATGGAGGCTGCGTTACTCGCGACTACAACGTTTTATAAAGAACGATTTAAAAGTATCGTCGTCAAAGGAACGTTGAAAGCGTCAGAGATAGCGAAAGAGCCTAGCGTTGATGGACTAACGTTGAAAGACAGAACGGACACGCAGTCAATGCGATATACAGACGACTTGTATAAACAGATTAGAGTATCGATTAACAAAGGACATTCTATTTCGGAAATCATTGACGAAGTAGGAGATACGTTTAAAGGGAAAGAATGGGAGTTACGTCGTATAGTGACGACAGAAACATTCGATGCTTATCGTACCTTAACAGGAGAGATAGCCGAGAAAAGCGGTTTAACTTGGATCAAGCTACACGAATCATTCCCACGACACCCAAGACGACGTAGACATACGTGTTTCGCATATGCACATGAAGATAAGTACGGTAAAGGACCGGGCGTGTTTAAGCCGACTGATATGAAAATATACAGTCCACACCCGCAATGTACTTCGTGGTTAGAATTACTCGAACTAGAAAAAGAGGTGTCAGACGATGTTGACTGAACAAGATTTACTCGATATTAAAGCGACTAGGAAACAGTTGATTGCGAATAGAACGCAAGTCATTACGATTACTTTAACGAGTGAAGATGGCGAGGATCCTTTCACGGGAGAACCAATCTCGGAAACAGTTACGAAGGAAGTCAATTCAGTCGTTACTGACAGAACGTCAAGAGTAGCAGCTGAACGTCGTATATCAGATGCCGAAGAAGTTATCGAAGGAGACATTTGGTTCTCAATCGATGTAGACGAGTTCGACGAAGAAGATAACCCGAGAGACATTACCTACGCTACACACGACGGACTGCAACACGCAGTAGTCGCATGTGATCCGAAAGGTATTGGCGAAATGACTACACGTTGGGAATTTGTCGGAAAGCGAGTGAAGTAGTATGAACGCACGTATTACAGTAACTGGTATACGACGATTACAAAATGGCGTATCAGTAGCAAGAGCCAATAAAGCGATAAACAATGTCGATGAAGAAATAGGCAAGGTAGCGAAAGAGATAGCCATTAAAATGGCGAACGATGCACCCGTGCTTACAGGTGCGTTACGTAATTCGTTAGCAAACTCTTACGTCCATACCGGCAAGTTAGTACACGAGTTAAAACTCGATACTGACGGTGTGCCATATGTATGGCGACAGAACTTCGAGCATAGGACAAAGCGTTACTATATTACGCGTAATGTGAACGCAGTTAGGTCGACATTTGAATCACGATTAGCAAAGGCGGTGGCAAGAGCATGGAACTAACTTACTTCGAATTTATCGGTAGCTTGCGTAAGTATCTACAAGAGACTACGGGAACTAAAACGATATGGAAGTACTACGGTTATAAAAAGCCTACCGAAAAACCTTTTATCGAGATTGAATACGTGAATAGTAGCTTGAACGAGTTAACAAAGTCGAAAGAATTGATACATGAAGATATTTACTTGAACGTAGGTATACACGGCGTATCAATCACGGAACTATCGAAAGTGCAAAAATCGGTTATGCCGATATTAATGTACGACACTATTCCTATTATAAATAGCGACCTAGAAGAAATCGGTAAGTTTTCAGTAGAGAATATAAACGGTGTATCGAATATCATGTACGGCACTCAAGTCGAAGATGAAAGTAATACCCATCGTTTGTATATAGATATAAGTATTCCAGTAGCACATGTTAAGAAACGAATAATAAACGGAGACGGTGCTTAGCATCGAATTATTATATGGAGGTTTTGTCAAATGGCAGTTTCAAAAGGTTCTAAAACGGTTCTATTTTTCCAAGCAATGGATGATAACACTGCGGACGGAAATAAATTAAGATTAGCTTTCCAAACTGAACACCAATTCAACAGTGAACGTGAGGCAATCGAAGAAACAACGAAAGACGGCGTATTAAAAGACGCTGGAGAAATTAACGCTAACATCGAGTTTACATGTTACGTAGTTCGTGACAATGACACATACAAGTTAGTAGAGGACGCTTACCTTAAGGGTAGAACGTTACAAGTATGGGAAGTTGATATTACCGAGCAATCAACAGACGGTAAGTACCATGCTACTTATGGACAAGGCACATTAAGTTCATTTAACAAGTCGTCATCAACAGATAGTTATACGGAGTTATCATCAACGTTTAACATCAACTTAACTCCACAACAAGGCGAAGTATCATTAACACCGGACGAGTTCCAAGCGGTTCAATACGCATTCAATGACTTCGGCGAGTTAGCTGGAGGAACTAGCGGTGGTTCACAAGAAGGTTAATAGAATTTCATAGCGGAGTGATTAAGTTCATTCCGCTTTAATTTTAAGTAATAACGATATATGGTGTATCGATTAAAAATAACGAAAGCAGAAGGTGCATATTATGAAAATCATATTAAAAGAAAAAGAGTACGAGTTGGACTTCGACATTGGGTTTGCGATTCATTTAGACGAGAAGTATTCGTTGAAACAATCAATCGGAGACGTAACCGAATTAGAGTTCGGAATCGGAGTAGCGACTGTATACCCTAGATTAGCAGCTAACGATATTAGATCAATTATCGACGTATTTAAAGCTGGTTTAGAGGGTGTTAAAACGGTGTCTTACACTGATAAAGATTTACGTAAAGCAGTATCGGATAAAGTCCGTGAAGTTGGTGGAATCGATAAGTTAGCCGAACAATGTATCGGAGAACTAGAACGCGTGGGTTTGTACGACCACATTCTCGATCCACAAGTACCGACGACGGACGGGAAGTAAAGAACGATAAAACAGAGTCCATGACATTCGGCGATATCATTGCCGATTGTTTTAGGTATCTGAACATTAACGATATAGAACAGATTAAACGAATGAAAATCTGCGAGTATAGAGCGTTATTAAAAGGTTATCAGAAACGATACGTCGATGACATGGAACGTTTACATTTACTAGCGTGGCAGTCGAACCTAGCCGGTCAATTCAAGAGTAACGGCTCGCCCGTATTCCCTACATTCGATAAATTCTTTAAGCGTGCAGATTGGACCGGAGAGAAAGAAGTTCAACGTAACCCGGAGGCTATGGAACGTTGGGATGAATCGATTAAGAACGCCGAAGAACTACTCAACGCTAGATTAGGCGGTTCATCATTCAAAGGTCAGTAAATTTATTACGAAAGGGAGTATAGTACATGGCGCATATGTATGACGTAGCAGCTAAACTTCACGCCGATTCCAGTGGTTTCGTAGCCGCCTTTACGGCTGCGGAGGCGTCAATAGCGAGATTTAATAAAACAGTAGCGGCGACTAATATGGCTCGTGCTACTAATGGCTTATCGTCTTTCCAAAAGGCAAACGCAAGTACGGGATCAACTGTAGGCGCTACTACTGGAAAGCTACAAGCGTTTAACCGTGTTGTAGGTGCAATGCCTATTACGCGTGCTACTAACGGTTTAGGAGATTACAGTAGTGCAACAGGTAGAGCGGCAACTAACGTAGCAACACTCGGACGAGCAAACGCTAATGCGTCTACGTCGATAAATAAAACGAGTGGAGAAGTTAGTCGGTTCAATAGAGCAGTAGGTGCTACGAATTTAGCAGCTGCTACTACAAACATGGGAACATTTGCTGGCGCTAACCAAAGAGCACAGAAAGCTGTTGAAATAGCGGCAAGAGATGTCGACAGATTCAACAGAACGGCAAGAGGTTTCGCTATGGGTGGTATCGCAGGTTCTACAGCATTTGGCGCAGCAATGTACGGATCGTTGAAAACATTCGCGTCGTATGAATCGGGCTTAGCTGGTGTTAAAAAGACAGTAGATGCGTCTGACGCAGAATACCGTAAGTTAGATAAAACATTCCGTCAGATGACAACGACTATGCCAGCAACTTATGAAGAAATAACGGCAGTCGGAGAGGCAGCCGGTCAATTAGGTATTAAAAAGGAAAGTATCGCCAAGTTTACCGAAACAATGATTCGTTTAGGAACATCGACTAACTTATCCGCAGAGGAGGCGGCGACAAGTATCGCCCGAGTATCTAACGTAATGGGTACGGCAGATAAGGACGTAGACAGATTCGGTGCTACACTCGTTGCTTTAGGTAACAACTACGCTACGACTGAATCGGAAATCATGGAAATGACAATGCGATTAGTCGGTATGGGTAAACAGTTGAACATGTCAGAGGCAGAAGTCATGGCGCTATCTACGGCTATGTCATCCGTTGGTATTAAAGCCGAAATGGGCGGCTCGGCAATGTCTCGTGTAATGACGAAGATGAACTCTGCGCTTGAAGGTGGCGGAGAGAAAGCGAAGGCTTGGGCTGACGTAATGGGTATGTCGGCAGATAAAGCTAAAGCTAAAATCGAAGAGGACGCTTATGGCGCATTAATTCTGTTACTTAAAGGATTAGATAAATCGAAAGCATCGGGAGAAAACCTCGATAAAGTGTTAGGCGATTTAGGCATCAAAGAAATTCGAGAAATCGATACAATGAAACGTTTATCATCTGCCGTAGATCAAGTTACATCTGCTAGAGAACTCGGTAACAACGCTTGGAGAGAGAATACGGCATTACTCAACGAATCGAACCAACGTTACGAGACATTCGCTAGTAAGATGCAAATGGTATGGAACCGTATTAGAAATATCTTCGCTAATGTCGGTGGTGCTTTCGCTAAATCAAGTGGCGAGTTCATGTCGTCAATTGACAATATGCTCGCTGGACTAGAACGATTAACAGATGGGTTCTTTAATGCCGAAGGTGGCATATCGCATATGGGACAACGCTTTGTTGATACCGCTAAATATATCGGTGCTATTGTAGGTACACTCGGTTTAGCTGGTGCGGCATTTATGGCGTTTGGTCCAGCAGGGGCAGTTACTGTTGGAGTAGTAGCTGGTCTTGGCGCAGTAGTGTTAGCCGTTAAGAAAGTCGGAGATATCTTTAACGGCGGTCAGATAACGAAAGGTATGAACGAGATATCAAGGATATCGGACTCTTCAACGCGTGAGGCAGCCGAAAGTTATCAAACGATGAAACTAAAGGTACTCGATAGTATCGGCGACATGGTTACGGGCGCTAATGAGAAATCGTTAGAGTTAAAGAACGGCATGTTAAAGAGTCTTGACGGAATGGGCGAAATGTCTGCTAAAGAGGCTGCGCAGATGAAAGAGAAAGTGTTAAGCGAATTAGCCGACTTAACGAATAAAGCTGTACAAGAGATTAACAACAGTGAGAAACGAATGGCTGATCTAACGCGTAGTTTAATGAAAGGCGCTAGTGATACCGAGAAAGCAGCACTCGAACAAAACTTAGCCGAACAGAAGAGGATATTTGACCGTAAGCGTGAAATCGTTAGAGACGCCGAATCAACAATATCTGAAATACTGTCAACGGCATCGAAAGAACGTAGGACACTTACTTCACAAGAGTTTAGTGATTTAGGTACTGCGTTTAGTTCTATCGATAAAGAGTTCAAGACTTCTATCGGTAACAACGTATCAGACTTAGCAAGATTACAAACGGCGTTTGACAAGCTAGATGCAAGCGCACCAATCGAAAAGGTTCAATCATCACTTACAGATATGGCTAAAACGACTGTATCGACTATGCAAGAAATGGATAAGGCATACGAAAAGAACTCAACGATGATTAAACAGAACATGGGCGATACAGAGGCTGGTAAACAGTTACTTGCTCAATTAACGAAGGAACATAATAATCAGAAAGCGGCGTTACTCGAAAACTTAGATGCGAACGAAAAGAACGCTCAAAGTATTCATAAGAGTGCAGACGCTATGAAAGGTCTGTCGGAAGAAGAGCGTCGAGCATTAGGCGTTAAACGTGACTACACGCAACAAGAGGCGGCAATGGCGAGTATCAGTGAATTGCGTAAGCATAAACAGATATCACTTGCAGACGCTATCGAGGCTGCGAATAAAGCCGAAGAAAAGTCAGCGTCAGCATCAGAGAAAGCTGCTAAGAAGTATCTCGAAATTGGTGCAGCCGTTGACACTATTCCGAATAAATTCGACACTATGAAGAAATCGTCACTCGAGGCAGCAACTGCAATCGGAGAAGGTTTCGCTACTAAATTCGAAGATGGTTTCGAAGGTGTAGATATTACAGGTGTCGGACGTAAGACAGTCGACGAGTTTGTCGAAGGTGTTCGCTCGGGAGAGTTAAGCGTTAAGGACGTTGCTATTGCGCAGATTAATACTGTACGTAATGAAATGGGACAAGAGTCGCTTACTCCGGAAGGTCGTAAAACACTTGAAACGTTTGTTGACGGTATGAAAGGCGTAAGTGTCGGGGAAGTAGCCGATCAAATGGGCGTCGACCTTAAATCTAAAACGGAGATTAACTTAGGTCCGAAAGGTAATGTAACGGCTAAATCATTCGTAGAAGGACTACGTAATGGTACGTACGGAATGTCAGAGTTTGCGACGTTCTTAAATAACCGTCTACTAGAGATATCGAAAGTGGACTTATCCGAAATAGGTTCGCAAGATATCCAAACATTATCGGCTGGTTTACAAAGTGGACTTGTATCGGTAAGTGAAGTCGGAGAAATACTCGAGACTAGCTTGAAACAGAACTCGAATATCGACTTAACGCCGGAAGGTCAACAGACTATGCAGACGTTAGTGTCGGGACTACAAACAGGTAAAGTATCTGTATCGGAGTTCACTTCGGGACTTAAACAGTTAATGAAAGAACAGTCGAAAGCCGACTTAACACCGGAAGGTCAACAGACTTCTAACTCGTATAAAGCTGGACTAGATTCCGGTAAGGAAGGCGTTTCAAGTAGCGCTCAAAGTCAGAAACAGTCAGTCGAAGAAATACTCGGACTTACTACGGATGGTAACGGTGGTAAGAACGCTACTAACTTATTTACGAGCGGTATCTTAGCCGGTGGAGAATCGACGCGTGGCGCATCTAACTCGGTTAAACTTATTCCCGAATCAATACTTGCTAATGCGAATGACGGTAACGGTGGTCAGTCAGTTAGTTCTAAATTCGCTAATGGTATTCTTAGCGGAATAGGTGGCGCTACTGCGCAATCAACGGCGCTGAAATTAATACCGGAGAGCATCTTACGAGGTGCTAATGACGGTGGTGGCGGTAGTAAAGCCGGAGGACTATTCCAAGCAGGTCTATCGTCTAAAGTATCTCCCGTAACAGGAGTTGCTAACACGATTAGATCATCCGTTCAATCGACACTCGGTTCAACTACGGACGGTCAAGGTGGACGTGGATCGGGTAACAAGTTTAATTCGGGACTATCGGGTACTAAAGGCTCGATTAATGGTACTGCTAATAGTATCAAGAGCAACACGCAAAACACACTCGGTTCAACAACTGACGGACAAGGCGGTAATAAGTCTGGTTCAATGTTCAATCGTGGTTTATCCGGCAACATGGGCGCAATCAACGGTACTGCGACAAGTATCATGAGCAACGTTCAACGTGTGTTGGGTTCAACGACAGACGGTGGCGGAGGTACTCGTTCGGGTTCAATGTTCGTTAGTGGTTTAAGCGGTCAAAGCGGACCAGCTAATAGTGCCGGTAATAGTGTTTCTAGTGCCGGTAAATCGGGACTTGCAAATACGGGTGGTTCATTCGGGCTTGGTCAGAACTTAGGACAAGGTTTCGTAAACGGTATCGCTAGTATGGTCGGTAGAGCGGCAAGTGCAGCGGCTAGTTTAGCAAACGCAGCTATGTCGGCAATCAAGAGCGCTCAACGATCAGCATCGCCAGCCAAAGAGACAATTAAACTCGGTGGAGACTTCACTGATGGTTACACAATCGGTATCGAAGAACAATCGAGATACGCCGTTAAAATGGCGGGTAACTTAGCGTCAGATTCGTTAGAGACTTTCAATAAAACGTTAGGCAGTAACCCATTCGACTTAGGTAAAATGACAGATGTTAAACGGAATATAAACGGTTTGAGACCGAAGATGGATCATATGGTTAATTCGAACATGAAAGTCGATATGCCAATGTCTCGTATGCGTGTAGACGTCAATGTACATGCCGACCAAGAATGGATAAGAACAGAAGTAAATCACGGCAATGCCGTAGACGATAAATTAGACTACATGGGTAGATAACGGAGGAGTAAACGATGGACGTAGAGATAGTTAAGAAAGACGGTAGCACATACAGATTATCTGACTTCGGAGTCGTCTACGACTTCGTCGTCGGCTCAATATCGATAGAGCAATACTCGGATAGAGTGGAAGGAAGATTCGGTTTAGTTGATTATGGCGCAGATTATACGTCGAGAATAATCAAAGTACCAATGAAATTCAAGCATAACGAAATGCACCATTACGCACATTTAAGAGACGAATTATACGGTATATTAACAGATGTTGAGTCGTATTACATTCGAGAAATGCGTAGACCTAAACGATTAGAATACGAGTTTGTAGACTTCGGAGAAACACCGAGATACTACTCGAATACAGATAACCAGTATGTAAACGGTAAACAGTATCTCGTTAGAATGACGAGTAACTTGGAACCGGATCAATTGTATAACGGTGGAGAGATAGAGATAGAATTTGAGACAACGGAGTTACCGTTTGCCGAAACAATCTATACAACACTAGACATAGATGAAACAGGCTATATCGATGCCGTGAATAGATACGGTTTAGCCGATAACCTTAACCAAGATTTAATGCAGTACCGACATAAGAGTTTTACTTTCGACATATGGAACGGTGGAAACACAACTGTTATACCGGAATCAATGTATTTAAAAATTGACGTTGAGGGTTTAGTAACAAACGGTAAATTCACGATAGAGAATACAAGCACGGGAGATAAATTCATTTATAACGAAAGTATATCGAACAAGGCATTAACGCTAGATGGTATGCAAGTGAAATTAGGTTCGACTAATCAGCTACGTAATAGTAATCGTGAGTTTATATCGTTGAAACCGGGACTAAATAAGATATCGATTAAAAACGGTACATTTGACGAAGTCAGATTCGACTTTAAAAAATATTATAAGTAGGTGTGAGTATGGCTAGAGAAGTAATAGGCGGTAGATGGGATACCCGTAACTTAGACAGTCTTAACAAGAACTTTAGAGAACTATACGACGGAATGGATAAAACGGACACAAGGTTGCTTAGAGCGGTATGGGACCGTGTGAGGGACGAGAACATTATCAAAATGATGGAACCCGTTCAAACTTATGCAGATTTACCGACTGATGTACAAGAAAAGACGTTAATTACTGTACTAGACGAGCAGACAGTCTATGGATATAGCGAAGGTAAATGGACGGCGTTTAACGAGATTAGTCTTGATCCGTACGAGCCTTATGTAGAAAAAGTATCGGAAGCATCCACACAAGCGATTAAAGACATTAACTCAACAGGCGATTACGTAACCGAAAATATCATGCAACTTAACCAAATTGATGTCGGCGAGTTATTATCCGACTTAGCAACACAAGAAGATAAGGTACAGACAGTCGATAACACATTGTCAAAAGTGTACCGAAATAACACATCTTCGGTAAACATATTTGTTGATGCTAGCGCTAGTGATGGTGGAGATGGTACCGAACAAAAGCCGTTCAAGACTATTCAAGAGGCAGTGGATAATGTACCGAAAATTATAGATAAAGACCACTTCATCAAAGTAGCGCAAGGTAGTTATAACGAAGAAGTAGTCGTTAAAGGAATTACCGGTGCTGCGGTATGGATATCAAGGAAAGACGGTGTAGTAAACCCTAGTATTGAGTCTCCTAACGTTAAAGTACGTGCGATAGCTTTCTACGATTGTAATTCGTATTGTAAAGTCGAAAGTGTAGAACAGTACAACGCGTCTTCATTGAGAACATCAGCGTTTATTCGATTCAGTCGTTGTTCATACGGTACTGTGAATAGTTGTAAGATTGCTGATTCTAATAATACGAAAGACTCGTTAGTATGGGACGGTTCACGAGGAGGCTTTAACTCTTGTTTCTTCGACGGACAAAAAACGTGTGCTATATCGATGAACGGTTCAGCAATTAGAGTAGACGCTACTAATAAACATGGCAGTAACCGATCAACTATTGGCGTTCAAGCACAAGCAGCCGACATGCACTTTAACGGTAACGTAAACTGGATGTCAAACACGGTTACACCGGAAGTTACTATACAAGGTGGAAATATTAAACGTGACGTGTCTATTGTCGACTTATCGACAAAGAATGGATGGATAGCGTATAACGATCAATACAAACCTAAGGCGATTAAGTTATCTAATGGAATGGTGCAGCTACAAGGAATTATTACGGATGGTGCGGTTGGGGCGGGTATCTACGCTTTAACATTACCGGAAGGATATCGCCCAATAAGCAAGCATGTATTCGGACCATTTGTTTCGGATGGTTCAATAGGTAAAGTGTTACTGGATGGTACGGGCAACCTATCCGTAGAAAGTGCATCGGGTAAATACGTTAGTTTATCGGACATATCATTCTATGCGGGTTAAAGTGAATGGAAATAATCACAGGAGGTAGAGTATGACACAGGTTATAGCAAGGAATTTACAAGGAGACGAGTTTGTTGTATCGGCTCAATCAGAACAAACGCTAGAGTTGAACGGCAATCAGTCTATACAACTTACGATACCTCCGAATAAGATTAATGACGCATTTATACACGACATAGATTCGATGTGGGAAATCGACTTCTACGGAGATACTTATACAGTTGTATATGCCAAGAAGAACGCTAGAGGCGGTAGTTTTTATATCGATATTAGAGCGATACACAAAGCATTAGATAGACTCGACAGTATTCGTACGTATGAACGATTCGACGGTTACATTAACTCGACGGACGCTTTCTTTAAAGTGTTTGCCGATACAGGATATACATTCGTTCAACTTGCCACTTTCCCTTCAATCGAAATAGAAGGATTAGGCGATGGCGAGACGAAACTAGAATCGTTCAAGAGATTAATCGAAAGGTTCAAAGCGGAGTTCTACATTTCGGGAACAACATTCTATCTTGATAGTTATATAGGTAGAGACGTCGGCTTTGAGTACCGCTATAAACTTAACGCATCCAATGTACAAGAAGAAACGGACGGGACTTCGACTTATACTTTCGTTCGTGGTTTCGGAGATTACGAAGAAAGTGAACAGAACGTCGTTGAAAAAGCGAAGATTAAACGTCAATATGAGTCGCCGTTAGCGAAGATACTAGGACGTAGACATGCACCGATGGTAGCCAAAGGTTCATTCAAAACGACGTCAGCTATCGATAAAGCTATGAAAGAAGTCGTTGACAATAGCGTAACAATATCCGTAAGTGCAGACGTTAAGGACTTACGATTACAAGGCTATCCATATGCTCAACCCGAGTTAGGAGACCGAGTGTTCCTTAACGATAAGAGAATCGACTTTAACCAAGAAGTAAGAGTCGTTGAAATTAAAATCGATAGATATGCAAACGGTAATGTCCGAAACATTAACGTAGTGTTCGGTAATCAGAAACTCGGTAGAAGATATTCGAGTAACTTATCGTCAGCGGTCGCTAAATTAAATGCGTTGCTTGACGGTAGATTACAACTTAACTTCGACGTATTAGATCAGCGTTCTAAGGAAATGCTACGGAAGATAATGTCGGTAGACACAGAGTTGACGTTAGATAATGGTATCTTTGCCGTAGATAAGAATAACCCGAATAACGTGGTCGGCTTGAATAGCGCTGGTTGGTTCATTTCAAGAGACGGTGGAAACACTGCCGAAGTAATTGCAACGGCAGACGGCATTACAGCAAATGCTATTACATCGGGAACAATTAATACGGCTAACATTACGATATACGGGGGTAGATCAACCGACACTTATATTAGTATCAGGAATAACGAATTAAACGCGAGAGGACGCTATACAACTACTTGGCAAGGTACAACACGTACTTACGATACACAAATCGTCTTACAAAAAGGATATATCAAAATGAGAAACGTAGACGATAATCGAATGTTGTACTACACTCAACACGGTATATCGACATATGCAGACGGAACTCAAGATGAATCATCTGGTACGTTAGAGTTCTTTAGTTATGATTACGACCCTATTCGTAAAGGTGTAACGCTGTCGTCAGTAGGTGGTGTAGTAGCGTTAAGATCCGGATTAGAAAAAGTGATAATAGATGCTTACGATAGCGCATATATACGCTCAAAAGAACAGAGGGTTAAAATTCAACCGAGAACTTCAGTTTCGGGTAACAATACATTCGAATATCATGTAGTAGATAACGAAGTAATAGGTAATAATGACGGCATAATATATTATGGTTCCGAGAATAATCCGACACCATCTGTTGGTCTAAGGTTCTCTAAAGCCTATAATGGTAAAACATTATACGTAACTGATGGCAGTGGATTACGAGGTACTGGAAACCTAGAAGTACACGATATGAAAGTAAACGGTAGAATGGTCGGAGATATTCAAGCTATTAATGATAATGTCTACGCTAGAGTTGACAACGCTTTAAAAATAGTCAGTAAAAGCAGCACCGAAGTTTTACGTGATTTTGAGGCGCGTAACGCCATTATGAACGACGTTATATTAAACTCCATTAGAACAAGTACGCCTTATGAGAATACGTATATAGGAGTAGGAAGTTCTGAACTTAGGATAACAACCAATGAGTTTTACAACGATGGAAATCCTGTGTACAGACCAGTTCGTGCTGAATCGTTTGTCAACGCATCTTATTCGGAGTACAAAGAGGATATCACAGAATGGAACTATGATGCGTTATCTGTAATAGCAAATGAGTTGAAGTTATACTCGTACAAGTTTAAAACGACTGAGAATTTAGGCGATAGGCACATAAATCACGGACTAGTAGTAGGGGACGGTTATGAAACTCCTCCGGAATTTGTACGCAGTGGAGGCGTTGATTTATATGAATTAATTGCTTGGAGTTTGCGTGCAATACAACAACTTGACGATAAATTAGAGAGGATGCAAAAAGATGGAGAAAAATAACGATTTAGAACTAGAAGTAGTATTTACAAACAGGCGTTTACAGGAAGAAGTTAATCGAAATATAGGTCTGCAAATAGAACTAGAAAAGGTATTGCGCGAAAAAGCCGAACTTGAGAAAGAAATAGAAGAATTAACAGCGTTACCTAGCGAATAATAAATAGAAAGGACGGTCGGATAATGATTAAACGTTTTTTGTCCGAAATACAGAATCATGCACTACGCGCTATGTTCGGGTACATAGACGATAAACTTGACGAACTCGACGAGCGCGTGGACCGTCTTGAAAAAAGCGATCGTAAGGTAACTGACGAATTAAGCAAGGTAATGGCAGTTGTAGAGTCCGGTTCAGAAACGAGAAAGACTGTTAAGAAAACTATTGTAACGGCAGTAATAACAGGTATAGTCGGTTATTTACTCTCACAGTACGGACTAAAATAATATAGAACGGAGGTGCGGAAGATGAAAAGAAAGCCAAAGAAGTCGGAAATACTTTTACTGTTTTTGATGGTTGGTATCGGGCTAACATTAGCGCTTGATCCGGAATTATACGTAAAACAATTCAATGCCATCGACGGTAAGCAAGTACACATTATCGGAGGTCAAACAACGACAATGTGGGTATCATTCGGATTGGCAGTTGCTATATTTACTTCGTTCTATATTAATAAGACAAACGTTATGCTTTCGCTTATAATCGCGAGTTTTAGTTTCTTGTTAATCTTGACGACTAATGCCGCTACAACATACCCGAACTTATTAACGGTATTCATGGTCGGCATACTAGCAGCCGTTCTTAGCGACTTATTCACAATCATCGACGAAAGTGAAGAACGCAAGAAGAAACAGATACTAGAGACGTATATAGACGGAGACGAATCAAAGGATGATAAATAACAAACGGAGGTTTTATATAATGCCAAAAGACGCAGGAACATGGACGAGATTAGTATTACTTATTTTAGCTTTAATAAACGGAATTTTAACGGCGGCTGGAATGAGTCCGTTACCAATTGATGAACAAGAGTTATCGGAATTTATTTCGCTTGGATTTATTATCGTGACAGGATTAGTCGGTTACTTCATGAATAACTCGCATACACTTGCCGGTAAAGAAGGAACTGATTATACAAGAGCGTTAAAGAAAGGCGACATCCCAATCGAAGTGGATCAAGAAGTTGCACAGAATGAATACTCGGGACAACCAATTCCGGGCGGTCACGTACCAAAACAATAACGGAAGGAAGATGCTAATTGAAAAAGCAAGAGGCGGTAAATTGGGCGGTAAGTAAACTCGGCAAACGACTAACGGCGGGACAATCTAACGGCGCACAATGTGCGACATTCGTAATCGAATTTCTAAAAGAGCATTACAACGTACATCCTACCGGTAATGCACGAGACTTTATCGATTTTAAATATCCGAAAGGGTTCCAAGTTATAAAAGGTAAAAAACAGATACTTCAACCGGGAGATATCTTCGTATTAGGTGGAGACCAATTCGGACATACGGGACTGGTTACGGAGGCAAACTCCGAATACTTTAACAGTATCGATCAGAACTGGTACAACGCTAACTTAAACGTAGGTAGTCCAGCGGCACTTGTAGAAGACCATGTATACGATAATTTGTTGGGCGTTATACGACCACCGTATTCAGACGCAGTCAAAGGCGCTGGAAAGGTATCGACTAAAATTAAAACGATTAATGAGACGATTAACTACAAGATGGCTAATCGTGTAGGAAACGTAAAAGGTGTCGTTATTCATAATACGGCTGGTTCGGCAACTGCGTTACAGGACTACAACAACTTGAAGAACGCTAGTGTTTCTCGTTATACGGCTGGTGTAGCGCACTACTATATCGACCGTAAAACAGTATGGCGTGCTATTGATACTTATAGCGTAGCATGGCACGTAGCAGACGCTAATGGTAATAACGGTTATATCGGTTATGAAGTCAACGAATCACTGTCGGCAAGCAACAAGGACTTCATGGCGAATGAGCAAGCAACATTTAAGAAAGCGGCACTAGACCTGTTGTACTACGGTTTACCGGTCAATCGTACGACAGTGAAGTTGCATTGTGAATTTGTTCCTACGGCATGTCCGCATCGTTCAATGGCGTTACACGCTGATTGGGATCCGGTTACGCAAGGTGCAGCACCACAAAGTGTCGTTAACAAGTTGAAAGATTACTTTATCGCACAGATTAAGAAGTATTATGATAACCCAGCGCTTAAAGCCGGCGCACCAGCTAACGATAAAGTTCCTACGAAAGACACTAAGCCAACTACTAAACCGGATAACAAAGCTGTAGAAAGCAAGAAAGAAATCGTCAAACCAGCGAAAGGTTGGCAAGTTAATGCTGACGGCGTTAAGTACATGGAAGAACACGGTACATTCACATGTAAGTCGAAAATAGGCATCGTTACTCGTCTAAACGGACCTTACACGGGACATCCACAAGCTGGACTACTCCGTTATAATGAATCGGTAGACTACTCCGAGAAACAAGTCTACGACGGTCATGTGTGGATATCGTGGAACACTTACGGTGGATATACAGTATACATGCCCGTTAGAGAAATTGACGAGAATGGCAAGCAAGGGGAACTATGGGGCGTAATTTCATAATATATAATAGGAAGAAACTCGTCACAAATAATTAGTCACGGTATGATTTTCAACCGTGTGCATCTATACACCATACATTGTCGACGTGGAAAATCGGCATAAAAAGAGCGGTAGACAATTGCGTCTATCGCTCGTTATTTTATATTTTATTTTTCATATACGTTGTAAATAAGTCGACGTTTAAATACGACTTAAATAAGTGCTTAGTAGTTAATCGTTCAAACACTTTTGACATAGGAAAATCGGTATCTAGCGCTGAATCAGTTTCAGACATCGATGCAAGCGTATTTATTTCTTCATTCATATACGTTTGAAGTGTCTGCTGAAATTGTTGATATTCCGTTTTTAATTTTGCGTCGTTTAAAATTTCCTCTAATTCCGACGCTGGCTTAGCCAAATATGTATCAAGTATTTCTTCAATAACTTCGTCAACATCTCGATTGTTGTGTTTAGCGTATGATTCAACTCGATCAAATAAATCAGTTCTTATATAAACTGTATTTTTCATTTAGTTATCCTCCGTTTGAACTTCGTTTAGTCCCGATAAATTAAGTATATTATATTTTATTTTAATTAGCAAATTGCGGAAAATTATTCCTGTGAATTCCAATAAACGGCTAATTACGAACATTCAACATTTTAACAACGAATACTTATTGACGTATAATCCCATCCGTTATATAATTTATATACGCGCTTTAGTCGTGTATTTGGGTAATCCCACGTGTACATTTCGACTTTTACGCATACATAATCGCTGTAACAAGCGTTACTGTGCCGGTGTGGTGGAATTGGCAGACACGCGGGACTCAAAATCCCGTGTCCGTCGAGGACGTGTCGGTTCGAACCCGACCACCGGTATATATAATTAATGAAAAAAGTCTTAAGCTAATCGCTTAAGACTTTTTTTGTTCTTTTAAAGTTTAATAATATAATCAATTTTCTTATCTTTATACATTTTACTTCTTGTCATTACTTGAGGGATATCATATATGTTTTTCATACTAATTGCTTTTGATAGGCTCTCATCAGTACAAGCGACAATATCAATATTGCTAGTGTGTTGAAGTATTTCTACATAAATTTCTGAAGTAATATTACAACCATCAATACCAACTTTTTGTTTGTTCATTTTAATTACCCCCTAATATTTGTGATTGATTAAAGGATAATCTATGAAATGCATTTCATGTCAATGGTTTAATTTAAATACTGAGTTTCTTTTAATAAGTTTTGTTTCAAATAAATAGTTATTCAGTTTATCTTCATATAGTTGATTAAACAAACTTTTACCAATTTGAAAGAGGGGGATCTCTATTGTAGTAAGGTTTAGCAATTTAGATATTTTATGATTTTCAAACCCAATGATAGATATATTTTTCTTTTGTTCGTCATTTAAACTAATAAACAAGCCTGCAGCTGTGTTATCTCCTGATACAACAATTGCAGTAGGTGGATTTTCTTTATTTTCAATTTCTTGTGCAAGTCTTTGACCATCTTCTAATAATACAAAATTCTCATATATATCTTGATCATTGAAGGGTAAAGAATTCTCACTGCAAAAGTCTTTATATGCTTGTATTCTTAAAATTGAACTAGTGCTATTTCTTCTATTTATGGCACATGCAATATGTCTATGTCCGTTATTGTATAGATGATTTAATGCTTGTTTGAAGGCGTTGTAGTGATCAATATATGTTGTTCTAAATTTAGAGTTTGAAATATTTTCGAATATAGAAATTGGTCCATACTCTATGTACTGCTCAATTATATTTAATGAAATATTTCTTGAACATATAATGAGTGCATCTATCTGTTTTAGTTTTAACATTTCCAAAGCGTCAATTTCTTGATCAGTATCATAAGCAGTTTGGAACAAAACAATTTTTTTGTTTGATTTAATCGCTTCTTCAGAAATACCTTGAATTAATTGTGAAAAATATGGGTGATTAGAGAACGGCAATACAACACCTATTAAATTTGTTTTACCTTTTTTTAAATGAATTGCATTGATATTTGGTATATAATTTAATTCTTCTATAGTATCAAGTACTTTTTTTCTTTTTTCTTCATTAACATAAGGGTGGTTATTAATTACTCGTGATACGGTACTTGGTGAAACGCCAGCTCGTTTAGCTACTTCTTTTAAATTTGTCAT